GCCGCCTGATTCGTGGAGTTGGGTGGGTGAGCGTGGACCAGAGTTGGTTAAGGCAGGTCCACGCGGAGCCTCGGTTATGCCCAGTGGCGAATCGACGGCGTTTGCGGGTAGTCACATGACGATGAATGTTTACACAAATGACGCACAGTCGTTTGCCTCGCGTCGCACCCAGACGCAGATTAAACGCGGGCTGAGAAAAATGCAGGAGGCGGCCTAGAAAGGAGCTAAGAAAATTTATCACGACCTGTTATTCCCCGTGGCTGTGCGCTCAATCAGCGCTACACCAAACTGGCCTGTAGACATCGTTAAGCTTGGCGGTGGAGGCGAGCAGCGCATTCTCCTGCCCACTGACACGAAACGCGAGTACGACGCACGTCACTCTACGATCAATCAGACGCAGGCGAAAGACATAGTTGAGTTCTTCAACGGGCGGCGTGGACAGCTTCACTCGTTCAAGGTCTATGACATCTTCCTACATCAAGCTACTGGAGAACCTTTCGGCACAGGTGGAGGAATAGGATCGACTAATCAACTCATCTATGACGAGGGTGATAGTGCTAATAGTTACATCCGGGAGATCTACTTACCTAAATCCGGCACAGTTCAAATCTTCGCAGGCGTTACCCTCAAGACCGAGGGGGTGAACTACACGCTCAACTATAACGGCGCGAATGGGGGGTTAGTTACTTGGTTGACTTCTGTATCAGGTCAGACACTCACATGGACCGGGGAGTTTTATATTCCGGTAAGATTTGACGTGGCAAGCTTGCCGGATCTGGAAGCAATTGCGCAATTGAGTAGCACACAGTTCAAGGCCAGTGGACCAACCATTGGAATGACTGAGGTCGATTACCCCTCGGAGTGGATCTAGGTGTCTAATCTCAGGAAACCCGTAAATTACCAATCTCCCTCAGATGTTACGTCGCTAATCGGCTTTCTCTCGAAGACTGCTATTGACGGCATCTGCACCGGGGCCTACATGGTGAGTGCGATCGGAAATATCATTGTAGCCGTGACAGATCGCAGACGTGGTTTAATAGGCGTACCGGGTTATCCGGGAGTCACCTTCAAGCACACGATCGGACTAACAGCCTCACGAGTCGAATATCCATCAGGCACAGATGCCGCAAACCTCGAAGCGGATTTCTTTGTGAATAGCGAAGGGTTAACAGAAGCCGACATTGAAGCAGGCAAGTGGGATCACGGTTCCTTTACTGTGTTCGTTACTAACGCGAATGCCTTGCACATGGGCCAAATGATTATTGCGCGCGGGTTCTTTGGAAAATTCGAACAACATGACGGGATGTTTCGTGTTGAGTTGAAAGGAATCAACGAGGCGTTGAATCAGGTAATCGGGAAAGTTACAGAAGATTTGTGTGACGCGGACTATGGTGATTCCCGTTGTACGCTCAATCTTGTAGCGCGTGGAGAAGTGAAAACCGGAACCTTAACCAGCGCGACTAATCAATACACGTTTCGAGATACGTCACGAACTGAGGCGGCTGAGTACTTTGATAACGGACGTGGTTCGTTTACCTCAGGAAACAACAACGGCTTCCCTTTTCATGTTGATTCATGGAATCCGACTACAAAGGAATTCAGGTTAAGAAAAGCCATGCCCTTTCTCCCTGTTGCGGGCGATACCTATACAGTGAATCGAGGGTGTAAGAAGCGGTTGGTTGATTGTTTGGATCGGGATAACGTAATTAACATGCGGGCACCCGGAGTTTACACCCCTACAACAGAAGACTTTTTGAGCGTCCCCAATGCCTGACACTGAAAGGATTCAATATGCATTCACTGAGCCCGGTCATACCGGACAAAGAAGCTGAGGAGACGATCTACGCTAAAGATCAACCTCAATACATTTCCTTGCCCAGCGTAAAGACACCTGATGGAGTGGTGTTGACGCGCTGGAGTGTGAACGAGCAGGAAAAGCAACTCATTATTGAGCGGGGCTATATTTACTTATTGGTGAACACGTTCAATACACCGCTACAACCCGTAATGTTAACGACAGATGTTCCTGGGGGGATGAACTTTAAGACGGCGTCTTTGGAAGAGTGGCCCACGGAGATTGATGCCTGAGATAAATTTCCAAGCAATGGTCACAGAAGCCCGTGCTCTTGTCGGAGAGACTCGCTGGCGTCATCAGGGACGTGATCCACGGGTTGGCCTCGATTGTATTGGCCTGCCACGCTGGTTATACGTGCAGCAGCTTGGCGAATTGCCGGAAGCGCTTGAGGCAGAGTTCAATGCCTATCACCGCAGGCCTGATGGTCAGAAGCTTTTGCAAACTATCCGTGACTGGTTTGATGAAGTACCACGTGAGGCAATGCAGGCAGGAGATCTGGTGGTTATCTATGATCGCAGAAACCCACAACACATCGCCGTGGCGTGTGATAACGAGTTCGTAGTCGAAGCTTACGCAAGTGGACGCAATATGAAGATCGTTTACTGGAAGCTTGGCGTCTGGCGTGAACTGGCAGGAGTGTTCCGCTATCCGACTGAAAGTGACAAGGCCTTAAAATGGCTGGATTAAGACTTGGGCTCGTGGATTTTAATCCCGCTTATGGCGGTCAGATCAAGATCCGTCAGCGCCACGCCGAGACCCTTGCTTTCCGGCGCAACGCCAGCTGCGCGCATGTAAATGTCCTGTACGACTGTAGAGAGTTTCCTGACTTGATGTGGACACCCTCCGTGGTAACTTTTAGCTTGATGGCAATTAGCGCAAAGCAACTGCAGATCGCCTTTGGGGTAGCCCTGCCGTCGAATGAAATAGCTAAAACTGTTCGCACGGCCCACTTGAGCACGGTGCTGGTTGCCGTCTTCGTTCGTATGATCGAGATTAAGAAATTTTACTTCTGTTTCACCGCAGCACACACATTTGCCGCCATATGCGGCAATCATTTCCAAGCGGTTCTGGCGATGCCGCTCTCGTGTTTTTCGGAGTTCATCTTGATAAGAGTCTCCCGTAGGCTTTGCGCCACCATAGCCATTGGACTTTTTAATCCCTCGGCATGTTTTACAGGGTTCCCTGAAGCCACTCTTACGGCGATTGTCTCTCAAAAAGTATTGAGCATCCGCAGGTTTCTCTGCCCCGCATTTCCCACAAGTAATGGTTGGTTGCATGGCGTTATGATAACACCTTACGCCACTAGGAGCATAGCTTAATGTGCGCTCAAGTGGCCATCAGCCTTGCCGTGGCGGGCGCTACCACCGCAGCCCAGCTTCTCTTTGCGCCTAAGCCTAAGAAGCCTGCGCCGATCGATCGTGGCAAGCTTGATGATGCGCGATTTTCAATCCCCGCATTAGGCGCGGCGATTCCGAAAGGCTGGGGTACTTTTCGCTGTGCTCCGATCTGGATAGACCACGTTCCCACCATCCACACTGTTCAGGTTACAGAAGGACAATCAGGCGGCAAGGGGGGCTCGCCAACGCCTCCGACCGCGGATGAACGCAAACACATCTACACAAAGTCGGTGATTGGGGTCTTTCACAACGGCCCTATCTTCAAAGGCGTCTCCAAGATGTGGTTTGGCGAGAAGCTTGTCTATAACTCTAATCTCGCCACCAACGAAGCTGATACCGCAACCCTGCGCGGTGAGGCAGAACATGGAGTACTAAGTGGCGGGGCGTCGGTGGTCACGCAGGCTGAATGCTCAGGTGGGCGTAAGGTAACGGGGATTGGAAGTGGTGGAGTGTGTGTGATCACTGTGGATGTGCCCACAACCGGAAGCTACGAGATTGCGTGCTTCTACACTTCAACAGTGCAGCGAACCTTTAAGATTCGGGTTAATGGCGGGGCGCTCAATGATCTCGTTTGTCCAGCCTCGGGGGGCGCAGGTGAAGTTACCAGCGAGGTTATTACTCTTACTCTTACCGCGGGTGCAAATGCAATTCAGTTTGAGAATTCGGGCGCTGCGTGTCCTGACCTTGACCGCATCGACGTAGCCCCAGCGCTCGTGTTCACGCCTGAGGGTGAAGACCCGCGTGGGTTTACCGGAATTATTCGTCCCGGTCGCTTTGGCCCTGACGATCCTGACTTTGCCTGGCCCGCGACAAATGAACAGCCGACGTTTAGCGAGACAACGGGTGGAATGTCTAACGGAGGATTTATTCAGGCAAATCTTTCCGAATGGGGCAATCCGACTATCAGGTTTCACTTAGGCAGTGAACTACAGGAAGCCGATCCAATTACTATCGCGTTGCGTGGCCTGAACCTCTCACCCGGCTATCGCGGGCTGGGAATCATAGCCATCGACAATATCCAGTTACAAAACGGGCAAATGCCGAATGTCACGCTGGAGATCCAACAGGGGGTACGTGAACTACCCGCGATCGTGGCCGATATTTACAAAGAGGTGAATGTCCCGCCTGAGTGGTTGGATTTGAGTGCCTTAGCCGGAAAGTTACTTGGAGATGAATCGGGCTTTGATCCCGGTACTTATACAGCCATCACGTGGACTGGGCTGAGTAACGCTACCCAAACAGGCGGAGGTGCGATTACCAAGACTTCGGGCACGAATAATACATGGAATGCTTATGCCAACTCAGGTGATTCCGTTTCAACGGGTACCAACGCCTCAATTCGCTTCACCGCGGGTGCAGCGGGTACTTACATGGTGGGGTTTGCTTACACTACGACTCCCGGATCTACTCTTCCACACCCTTACGATCAGGTTCCGTTCGCGGTGGTACTGAATAAGAATTCCAACCCCTCGCAGGAGGCCAAGAATTCGATCCAGCTCAGTCTAGGCGGGATCAATAACTCATTCGACGTAGGCATGTGGAGTGCGGGGGATAAGTTTCAGATCGAGTATCGTAATGGTCGATTCATGGCCTACCAGAATGGGTTAGCCCTAACTGGTTATATCCCTCCGGTTCCTTCTACTTTCCCGTTGAAGCCATTGTTCACGGGCTATGCGACAGGTGGTGGACCATCGGCAACTTCGTTCGCTACCGGGGCAAATATCGGCACTGAGCCTATCGTCGCCAATGGGGGAGGATTGTTTATGGAATCCCCCGCCCCAGCCGCAGAGATGATCGCCGCCCTCATGCTGAGATTTCAATTCACTTTGCCCGAAGTTGACGGAGTAGTGAAAGCGGTGCTCAATAACGCTACTTCAGATCTGACTATCCCTTACACTGACCTGCGGGCGCACCGGGGCGAACAGCGCCCTCCTGAAGATATGATCATCACGCGTGTTGATCCATTACAACTGGCAAAACGTACTACCGTTACTTATTCAGATCCTGCTTACTCCTATCACACGCGCACGCAATCAGAACAGAGATTATTCGGCCCACAACAGGGAGCGCATGATGTAACTCTGCCGATGATCGAAACCGCGCAGAATATGAAGAACCTGGCGATTATTATTTCGAATCGCGAGGAGATTGAAGGCCAGACGTACAAGTTTACGCTTGGCCCAAAGTACATGCGCATTCATCAGGGTACGGTGTTGACTATCAACGCTCGTTCCGGGGTTACACACACAGTCAGGGTGAGAGATCTAGGGCTTGAACTTCCGGCTGGAGTAGTGGACGTAGATGCGGTCAGGCAAGATGCTTCAGTGTTCTCGGCTAACGGAACGCCGGGTGATATCGGAGTGGAGAGTCCGATTGTGCAAGTGCCGGGTAACACACTTGGAATCTTTCTCGACGCGCCCCTGATACCGCCGGATGATTCGGTGGATTTACCACAGCCAGTTTTATACATCGCCATGAGCGGTAGAGGCTCAGGTACATGGCCGGGTGGGTTCCTGTTCCGCGAGTTTCCTTTTAACTCCGGCAATTATCAATTATTAACCAGCACGGATAAACCAGCCCTGACTGGAATCACTGCCGGGACATTGGGGAACCACGCAGATCTAACCGTGCTCGATACTGTAAACTCAGTGGCAATAAACTTCTATGGTCTAACCAGTCTGGAAAGCGTTACGGAGGCAGAGTTAATCGCCAACCCGCGCCTCAATCTGGTCGCTATCAAGGGCGCCAGCGGCGACTTTGAATACTTACAATTCCAGACTGCGACGCCGGGCGTGGCCGTAGCCCCTTATGTCTCGCGTTATACGATCAGTAACCTGTTGCGTGGGCGCTTCAATACCGGAACTGCGGTTAGCGATCACACTGGAACAGATGAGGTGGTAATTATGAATAGTGCTGTGATGGGAATCCTGATGTCAACCGCGCTCTTAGGCGTGAGTTGTAATTATAAATTTGTGACGGTAGGCCAGCAGCCGGATCAGATTACTGAACAGGCGTTCACCTGGCGTGGAATAGCCTTGAAACCTTACCCACCTGATAGTCTCACTGCGAGTAAGGATTCAAGTGGCGACTGGCATATCTCTGCCGTGGGCCATCCGCGTGAGGCAGAGAAGCCGGAGACATACATCGCTCGTATTCGCCGCGCTTCCGACGCAATGTTGATGCGGGATATTCCTATTACACCGGGCGTGCGTATGGCCGCGATACTTGATCATATTATTCACGCCAGCGGCGGCGGGACTTATTCAGGCTCAACACATGCGGCCATCAATCACAATAACGCGACCGGAGAATTAAACCCGACCGCCGCCTATGTAAAGCAGCCCTTTACTCTGGGCAGTGAAATCAATGCTCGTCTCACGATAACACCAGCACCAGTGCCATATCTCACAGGTAATGTTAAGCTGAGTTTTGGCCCTTCGGATTTCACCGATCCATACGGCACCGTAACAGGCGCGACCCTGACAACCAAAAACGATAACAGTACTACGCTAACACATATTCAGGTATTCGACTGGTCAACCAGCCAGTTTGCAGCATTTGATTTGCCCACAGTCGGGGGTGTTGTATTCGTGCGTATTGTCTGGTCGGGAACTGAAATCCGCTGGCAGTTTTCAGGTTCTCCAATTAACGCGGCGGCTGCGCCTAACGTAATCTTAAAAGATGTTCCGACAGTGGGAGATTCCACGTTCCTTCGCCTATCGATGCTTAACGGCGGGCCCAGTGGCGCAAGCGCCGTCAAGGTGGAGAACATTACTATCGGCGGGCTGACAACGCCGCAGACGATCTACAGTCTGCCGCAACAGCAAAACGACAATAGCGGCTCCGGTATCGCCACCAGTAATCTTGACGTAGAGCTGTGGCAGGTATCACGCTACCCGCCGGACTTCAAAGGCTTCTCAGTAAGGAAAGTTTTCTAGCCTATGGCTAATACGCCAAACAGAAACTATCCGATACCCGATGCTGCGGGCTCAATCTACCCGCAGGTACGAGACCTCGCAATAGCAATTGACGCTGATAATATCCTGTGGCAGCCGATCCATAAAACACAGGTTGAACTGGATGCCATGCTGCCACCGCTGGAAGGCATTCTGTATTACAACACTGACGCGCATCACCTGCAAATGTTCGACGGTACAGCGTGGATCGTGTTTGGCGCAGGCGGCGGCGGCGGTATCATCGGCGTGCCACCATCCGCAACGGCATCATGGGCCAGTGATACGGGCGTGACCGGATCGCCAGCCTCAGCGTGGGAGTCTATAGACGAATCTGTGACGCTGGCGCAGAGCAGTGGATCGAATCGCCCCGCAGTCACAGGCAGCGTGTTTGGTTCTACGCAAGGTTTGACGTTCGATGGCTCAAACGACAACCTGACTGTGGCAACACAGGTAATCACCGCTACTGCCGCAGGCACAATCAGCATTGTGTTCAAGACAGGCGCGAGCGTGGTCGGGCCGATGGTGATGGTCAGCCAGTCGGATTCAGCAGTGGCGAATAATTGGGTGGAGTTCGGCATCAACGCGGACGGCAGGCTATACATTGAATCGAACGCCAGCGGCACCAAGCACACCGTTGTCGGTTCCACGGTGTTGTTGCCCTCGACGCGCTATGACATGCAACTCGCCTTTGATGGCATTGACTACTATATGCAGCTAAATAATGTCGAAGAAAACCCGCTGGAAATCGTGAACATTGGCGTGTTCGCGTGGTTCGGTCGCGTGGCAGGCACAACGGCGTTCACGGTCGGCGGAACAATTACCAGCGGCGGGCTACAGCGTCCGTTCGCCGGAGCCGTTGGCGCAATCTACCTGTGGGCCGTGGATCTGACTGAGGCTTAAACTATGGCGCTATTCACTTCATCGAATACGGGTAACTGGTCGAGTGCGGGAACATGGGGAGGGGCGGGGACTCCCGGTGCGGGTGATACCGTCTCAATCGGCGCGCATACCATCACCGTGGACGTGCCGACCATCATCGGCACCAGCCCAAATAATACCACAACCGCAGTGATCGATATGACCAGCGGCTCCAGCGTGCTGATTGTCGGATCATCGCTCTCGATTCGCGGCAACGTTGGCATGGTGAGCGGTTCATCGCTGAATATGGTGGCAGGTAGTTCTATCGTATGGGATGCGTCGGCGTCTGGTGGCACGCCAGTCTATAAGATTATCAACAGCGGCTTCTGCAAGCTGGTGATCACTGGCACGAATAGTTCGCACTGCACGATGTCTGCGCCAGTCGGATTCACGTTTCAACTAGAGCAGAGCTATTCGCAACTGGCAATCGCCTACTGTGACTTCACTCGACACGCAGCTTTTACTGGTGATGGATTGAAGATGGGCAGCAGCGTAGGTTTCGATGTGCAGCACAATACCTTTACCTCGTGCGGCTTTCTGCAACTTAACTCCACCAACACGAATCAGGATTTCTTCTTTAATCACAACACGTTCGTCAACAGCGGTGCCGACTGCTTTAAGCTGGCATTGAACGCGGTGCCGACAACTATTAATCCGCGCGAATGTATCGGCAATAGCTTCGATACGGCCTTCACTTATTCATCTTATGGCGTTGTCGGGCGCGACAACTATTTCGGCGGCGGCATAGACGGCGTAGGTGATCATCCGTGGGCGGCGCTGCGTTATAACTGCATCGTCGGTACGCGCGCTGATGGGCAGGTACTTGATGGCGTTGTCGAGCGCAACTATTTCACGTCATTTAGCAACCCTAACCCACACTTTGTCGAGATTCGCGCGAATGTCCAGAGCTGCATTTTCGGGCAGAACATTATCGAGTCACACGACGCGGACACATCTGATTTTGGTGACATCCTGCTACCAGTCAACGATCGCTTTACGCCGCCGTTCAAGTGGACCGTTAAAAATAATATTGCTCTGCGTAACAGTTTCGCGCCGACAGGTTCAGGCACCCTAATCACGCTATACGCGACTGGCTCAACGGATGTCGTCACCGAGCACCTGCACAACACAGTCAACGTGGACAACCCAGCCACGGGCGCATTCCCGCGGCGCTCGGCGTTCGCCACCAGCGAGGCCGGGGCTAGTGGCGCAGATAACGTCGCCAAGTTGAAATCAAACCTGGTGTGGGGCACGTCAGCAGGACAGGGCTATCTGGCAGAACGCGTCAATAACTTTCCAGCTGCGCTCGATGTGATCACCGTAGCGAATGCTGATTATAACTGGACGCACAATCTAAGCGCCGGAAATAACCAGCGTCACTATCACGACCAGTCAACCGGGGCTCCGCTCTGGAGCGCGGGAGATGCCGTAGCGGCAGGGGTGGATACACATCAGGGCACAGGTGATCCGCAGTTTTTTGACCGGAATCGAAACATTGCGCAGTGGGCTCAGGATCGCGGCTATGGCTCAACGTACTTTGACGGGCTGGCAGCTATCAAGGCGACGCCCACACGAACGGCTGATTTAGTCGCTTATGTATTCGCGGGATTCAGGCCGGGCAACTTCGATATGCGCAATGCGGCCCATGATGGTGGGTGTCCCGGTGCGGCTAACTTCTACAAGTCAGATCGTACTTTAGCCGAGATTGATGCGCATCGCGCCAGTCTGTCACGGTTTGGTCTCTAATCTACCGTATTGGGCTGAGCATTGAAAAACACCAACGCCCCCAACGGGCGACTAAACCAACGTCCACTAGTGGCGTAAAAGCAACACCACTGTTGCAAATAGTCACACTGTTAAAATGTTACAGGATAGTGTAAAACAAGAAAGGCTGAGCGGTTAAGCCCAGCCAATCAAGTTTTTTCGCCGCCGTGTCTTGCGGCGCCACAGAATGGAATGAGCAAATACTACCACAGATTCCACTCTAATGCGCAAGGTTTTTCGACAGCTAATGAATCCCTGGAAAATCAAGCTGCGCTCGAAGGCGACGAGCGGTCTGACCTGACCGTGCAAAGGACGGTCACGAACTGCAACACAAACTGGCTTCTCCCGTGGGAGCGGGAGTTTCCTCGCAACGGGCGAGTAATGTATCTCGCTACCCTTTGGGTATCTTCCGGTCTTACGTCGAGGTAGAGAAATGTGGTGTGACAGGCACAACCCTGTCAATCGTGTATAAAAAGCCAGAGAGTAATAGCGCGGTCTCAGACGATAAATAATTCAGAACTTAGACACGGCAATAAGACAAGTGGTCAACCATCGCGGACGGTGCTCTCTTCATTAATATACACCACCACGAAAGGAAAGACCGGGATCTGTCTACTCCTCACTTAAACAAGTCCCTCAAGGTCTTCCAGAACATCGACCACCCCAGCGAGCGGGCAAAAGATCTCACGGGACGGCGGGAGCTGAGTGCGTTAGCCGTAGCGCGCAGGAGGTTACGTTTAGTCAGGAGTTTCATTTGATTGAGTCTTGACGGTGGCAAGTGCGGCGCGACAGATAGCAAGGGGCAGCGTGTCGGCATCGGCGTTTCTGCTTGATCTTGCCGTGCCCTTACAGAATGATGCGTAAGGTAGCTTACCTTCATATAGCGTGCAGGCGAATGACCAACCCTGTTCGCGCATTTTCTCAACCACCTGCATAGCGGCTTTAATTGACTCAGATGGGCACCAACCCCAAAGACTGTTAACATTTTCAGGGTTGCGGACATCGTATTTTATCTCTATGAATTCACCATTGGCAGTGACCCAATTTATCTGAGGTGGCGAGTAATCATAGTCAACTTGCTCATGCCATCTCATCACGTGCTCAGCAATAGCCGCGTCTAGCATTCTTCCGCTTAGCTTATTACTCATAATTTCACCACGTCCCGCTCACTCTGTACCTCTCGTAACGACTTCAACTGCGGCGCAATCCCACTCGTCAACCCTGTCAATGCCTCAATCCTTGCGCTCTCTGCTCGATTTGCTAGTCGATGCGCGAGATAGCCATCAATGACGCGCTCGATTGCGGCGGCTAGTTTCTCGGCTTCTGTGTCACAAGTGGCGTTATCGAGTTGCTCCCAGAGCGGAGAGCGCTTAATTGATTCGTAGGCGAGTTCAGCGATCGAGTCTTTAATTTGATGCTTAGCCGGAGGCGGTGTGGTCTGATGACATTCGCAGGGGCAGCCCTCAAAGCGCGAAATCAACTCTATTTCGGCTGTACATTTTTGGTGTTCTCCTATTTGACAGAACCACCATTTATTATCGGTTAGCCTGCCGGGCTTGCGTTTATTCTCATGTAGTTGTTGGGTGTTCATCACTTGTTCCCCTTTGTCTTCTTACGACAGAACGGACAGTAGGTGCAGATCATTGCAGGTGGTGGTTTATGTTTGCGCCCACGCGGCGGTTCGTCTATCCAGCGGGTATTGATACTCAGCAATGACTCCATACGCATCTTTTTATCGAAAATCAATGACGGGGCAAGTTGGTAGTCATGACCCGTATCTCTTAGCTCTCGGTTAATTCTTTCAACGCAATCGCAATTCATCTTGCCGCCTTTCTCGTAAATCCGCCCCACTGGTCAATGAAGCCATCGTCAGGTTGAGTAATCTTAGCTTGATCGTATTCCTCTCACTCGGACCAGCCACAGTCGAAGCAGCCCCACGGTCCATAGAGCCACGCTAAGCCGTTGTGAACTTCATCTCTGCGGCATTTACCGTTACAGCGCGGACACTGCATCTCGTTCTCGTCCACTTGTTGGGTGTTCATTTTGATTGCGTCTCCTGCTTCTTGGGCCATCTAGCCGCCCGCGCTTTCTCTAGACTCTTTTTCGAGGCCGCTCGTTTCTTCTTAGATGTAGCTTTCCCGCCCCGGCGGCCTAGTTCCTGCATGACTTTTTTGATTGTGTCGTTGTTCATTATTTATCGAATGTGGTTCCTTAGTAATGGATAGCTTTAAGGCGCTCTATTGCCGCTGCTTCGTCAATCTCGCCCGCGTTAAGCGCATCGCATACCGCTTGGCCCTGCCTTCGCAAAGACTCCGATAAGACGCGGCGCTTTCGGCTGTATTCAGCGCGGCCAAAGTGGCGAAGAAACATCGGCGTGAACCCGTCGCCGTAACGCCGGATATAGGGCTGTAACCCGCCTTCGACTACCTCGTATGTCATCGGTAAAGATTGCATGGGGTTTATTCCTTATGTCCGCGACGGCAATACTCTCGACACTTTTCAGCAAGTTCTCCATAGCCGCCCGCCTCATTCCATCGTGCGTTTGATTCACACTGAGCGCAGGTTTCGAACGGGAACTCGCAATAGCAATTACACTTCTCGTCGCTCAAAAGAGCGCCTTCCATCTTTTCACAGAAACCGCCTTCGTTGTCGCTGTACCTTTCTTCGTGGCCGCACCTTAAGCAGATTCGCGCCGCTACCATGTTGGGCGGATGTGATCTTTCGAATGATGTATCAAAACCCATAATCCCGAATATACAGTAAGCCGCTTACTGAGTCAAGGCTATTCTCAATTATTTCTCCATACTATTTCGTGCGGCTCAAGAGCTAAATCTCACACCTCCCGCCACAATTCTGTTACACTTTCCCACAAGTGACGCAGATCACTTATTCCTCCTGTTTTGAGGCTGGGCCTATTTGGGGGCATAAAGACCTGGCCTCGCTTTCCCTCTCTTCATCGATACGAAAGGAATCCCCTAATGGCTATCAGTAGACAGACTGGAATTATTGCAGCGCTGGTTATATCGCTGGTCCTATTAGTTAGCGGCGTCATCGCGCACGCGGAGGTTGAGGATACCGCAGACATTCCAGCTATTCGCCCTGACGTTCCGTTAAGCGATTCAGGTCAAATAAATCTTATCCGTAACCTGAACATGGCGGTGAATATCATTGTCGAGCCTCAGGGAGATGCACAAGCGGGAATTAACGCCGCACCCTGTGGGAGCGCGGTAACGCTGACAGCGGGAACGACATACGCGGCGAATCTAATTCTTCCTAAAAAGGATTGCATAAACTTCATTACCATCCAGTCATCGCGAGCGAGTGAGCTAGCGGAAGGGAAGCGAATCGATCCTGCCACCCAAGCCCCGCTCCTTGTCACCCTTGAATCAACTGTCAACGCTGAACCTGTCATTCAGACCGCTCTCGGCGCGCATCACTACAAGCTAATTGGCCTACGAGCTAAAACACGCGACACGTCAGTATTCGTCTATGACTTAGTCAGGTTCAGCGGCAGCGGGCAAACCTCCCCCGATCAAGTGCCGCATCATCTTATCTTGGATCGGGGTTGGATCGAAGGGAACGCGAATCAGGACACGCAACGTGGGTTAACTCTCAACTGCGCAGACTGTGGCGTGATCAATTCCCACATCACTAATATCAAAGGCAAGGGCATGGACACGCAGGCCGTGTGCGGGTGGAATGGAACCTTGCGTGCCTACGTGCTGAACAACTACCTTGAAGCTACAGGTGAGAACGTGATGTGGGGCGGGGCAGATCCGGCACAGGAGTTAATGATTCCCACCAACGTTGAGGTACGCCGCAACACCATCAGCAAGCGGCTGGAATGGAGAGGGCAGGGTTACACGATCAAGAACCTCATTGAAATGAAGAATTGTATCGGCTGTACGGTTGATGGGAATATGCTCGTTAATAATTGGGGTAATGAAGGCCAAGCCGGGGCGGCAGTCGTCATCACCGTGCGTAATCAAGACTGTCGTGCCCCGTGGAGTACAATTCAAAACGGAAGCTTCACTAACAACTTCGTGAGTAACTCCGACGGCGTATTCAACTTTCTTGGAAAAGATAATGAAGCTGAGCCCACTTATCAAGATAGTCCCGGCCATCCGAAGTGCAGCGATCCGGGTGAATCCTACGGCTCAGTGCGTGGAAATGCATTCCTTGTCGCGAATAATGTCTTCGACAAGATCATCGGACCATTCATCGTCATCAACGGCTTCTACAGCATCACAGTGGAGAACAATACTGATTTGCAAACCTGCACGCAGGGCTGTAACACTGCTACCTTCTACGGTGAGCCCTCGATGAACTACATCCATCGTAACAACGTTCACGATGAGAAAGCTTATGGATTAGCCGGAGACGCAGGGAAGCCGCCGAGCTTCTATGTGCCGAATGCAATCATGACCGGGAATGTAATTGCGCATCCCTACTCCCCGTGGCCGAGCGGGAATACGACGGTTGAGAGCTTGACTATTACCTCTGACTACCGCACGCCATACGCAGGCGTCGGGGCGGATATTGATAAATTGTTAGCGGCACAGGCTGGGGGTGGGGTAGCGCCGAGTCCGAGTCCGTCTGTAACTGCCACGGTTACAATTAGTCCGAGCCCGACTGAAACACCTTCGCCAGTGGTGAGTCCGACGAACACGCCAACCGCGACAGCGACCCCAACGCCAACAGCTACGGCCACCGCAACCCCGACAGCAACCGTAACTCCAGTTAACGTCTCCCTAGACAACACTCGACTCCCACCTGCGGGTCAGATTGTCGATTCATTATCAGCGGTCTGGACGTTGAGTGGGACAACGATGCTGCGCAATGGTTCGGACTCAGGTGGGCGAGGCTCGCTCATCGTCTGGTTTGGGGGACAGGTTTACGCGATTGGCGTCGATACTAACTGGTGGCACTACACAGGCGGCACGTCATGGGAGCGGGTGAGTGGAGATCCGGCTGGATCCACAACACCCACTCCGACTCCGAGCGCGGTCCCGACAGCCACGCCCGCGCCAACCAGTACGCCGGCGCCGACAAGTAGCCCCACACCACAGCCGACGCCTACGCCTACGCCTACGCCCGGCATACGCTTCTGTCCATCAGGAACACGGCCTGTGAATGGATGTGTATGTAGGAATGGGTTTAAGGGGGCTTCTGGGAAATGTCGATAATCGCGATAAAACCGTGACAAACTGGCCCAACGGGAGTAGGATGCAACTTGATGGACAACTTAGCCTCGTTCATTCAAGCAGCGACAGGAGCAGGATTTATAGCCAAGATGGTTGTCGATGGCTTTCGTATGGCGGTGGATATGCCGAGATGGATGCCAGTGCTGCTCGCGTTCGTTGCGGCCCAAGCTGGCGAATTCCTGCTGCTACTATCCCAGAACGCTACTTTCACTCGCCAGACGATGGCGCAGGCTGGGTTGATTGGACTAATCGCATGGGGGTTGACCATCGGCGTGACTGAGTTGCAGAAGAAAGCTAACCGCAGCGAGGAACGAATCGATACGGCTCTCGCAATGCCGGAAGGATCGTCGAAGAACGATCTTGAGAGAGTGATGAAAGGGAACATATGAGACTTGCTCGACGACAACTAGCACCAATCGCACTGCTCACGTTACTCATTATCACCACGGCTGGATTTAAGGGGTGCCCATCGTCGAACGATCTGGATCGCGGAGCGAAAGCATCAAACGAACTTGCGCATGACGTACTACTGGCGAATCGTGTCCTGGTTGAATTTTATACCGCTGGCAAGATCCCACTCGCTGCGAAGGACAAGATTGCCGACAAGCTTGGTACGATCGGAGACAAGGGCGAGAAGTTCAACGCAACGCTGATCGAGCTTGATAGGAAGTACCCGCAAGGAACAATGCCACCGCAGGATTTGCAGTTTGTGCGCGACAATCTTGGCGAGTTGCGAAAACTGTACAGCGAAGTGCTGGCAGACCTGCTTCCGTTCAAAGCACAGAAGGCGGTAAGCGCCCTTGATAAAGACCTGTCCACTATCGAGAAGGTGGTGAAATAGATGCTAGATCTCCACGACATCATCAACGGCTTACAGGAAGTATTACCTATTCTTGGCACGCTTACAGGGCATCCCGAGATCGGCGTGCTTAGTTCCCGGTTGCTACAATTAGGTGAGGATGAACTACAACGACGTACAGCCATAAGCGGCTTAAGCCGGAGCGAGGAGCTGGCCGAAGCTGAGCGCACCTACAGGCAGTTTAGAATCGAGAACGAAGCGGCGAAAAAGATGGGCCATGAGAACGAATAATGGGCACCGAACTACTCAACTCTGCCCTCGCTGAGATGTTTCCGCCCAACCTGACGATCTATCGCAAAGGCTGGGTCTGGCAGGGTAGGCCAGTGCAAATCTCTTACGTGCTCGGCTATGATGAATACGGCTGTCCTTACATGCATGACGAGGCTACAGGATTGCCGCTGGAGATGACGCCGCTGGATACGGAAGAGGATTTGCTTGAGCAGCGTGAGAAGAGATACTTGAGCAAGGTCGAGGCAGGCGGTAATACGTAGGACAGGCGTGAAACGACACGTAGCCGAGAAATCTTCCCGAAGGGTCGCTGCTGCTGAACCGTACCGGAACTAAGAACCTTGCTCAAGTTATTTAACAACAAGGGTGGTCGTAACGGGCTGGTAGCGGCATACCTTAATTGGCCCGGTAGGCAGGAGCAGGCGGAAGGCTACCTGTCCATAAAGTCATGAATCAGAACTGTGAACACACCGATCATATTCGACTTGGCCCAACCGAGGAAAGCTGGGCGCGGTTTGAAGAGGAACGCTCGAAAGCGATCGACAACTTCGTTCAGAAAGTTCTTAAAGGAGTCATATCTATGTCAGTGAGATGTAAGTTTGTATGTAGTTTCAAGGAGGGTCAAAGCGTTCATTTTAGCCCGGTCTATAGTGGTAGCGAGGAAAATAAGAAATTCTTTCAAGCTACGCCGGGCGGACAGATTGCGTTTTACACGGTCAACGAATCGGCCCTGAGTCAATTCGAGCAAGGTAAAGAATACTACGTTGACTTTACTCCGGCTGATAGCGAATGACCAAGGATCGAATTTGACAATGCCAAGTAACTTTGAATAGTTGGAGTACTTGTTATCTAGAGTTGATCACCTGAATCTGTAAGGAGACTTGAATGACCGACACATCCTCCGATCCCAACCCCGAAGGCGCAGGTTACACGCAGATCATTCTCCCGACAGAGATGGTCATCGACATGGGCCGCAAGCTCATGGCGCAGCCCCAGGTTGAGTTTACACAAGAGCAGAAGAATGAACTGCTGAGCGCGATTATGCGAGCGATTGGTTGATTGTAAACTTAAGAGACTACTGAAATGATTCTCATCTTTCTACTCGCTATATTCTTCCAGCAACCTGACCATTCTCCCAAGCCCTGTCGGGTTACGGAGGTTGTCGTTGAAGGTGTACGTTCCGACTGTTACGGCTGGCAACCAGCTAGAGACGAGAAAATATTTGCTCCGGCGGCGGTGAATGCGCAACTGCGAGTCGGTGACACCTTCTACTTCGTCTGGACGGAGACACGCTGGGTGGCAGAAATACGCTTTCGGCAAGGTCTATCTGAGCCCGTAGTTTTTGACGTGGTTGTCGTCCAGTTTACCGAGAAGCAGGTTAATCTCGCCTGGGAGTGTCCCGATCGTGCAGGAGAGTTATGCAGTGAGATTATTCCCCGTTCCGAATGGGCGCGCGGTAGTTATCGCTACTGGCCCAAGCAGGTCAAACCCGGCCAACTATTGAAAGCAATGTTCTTTGTCGGCAACCTGAAATCAATTCCCGGTTGTGCGGAGCGAATAGAGGACGCGAAGACCGACTACAGGCAAGGGCTGGAGTTGAGACCGCCAGTAAACTCGTTGATACCGGGAGATTGCAGTAGGCCGACTTCGCCGTTCATTCGCAACTTGCTGGAGAAGACCGCACTGAAACAGTAAGAGGAAATGTGTATGCCGCTAACCTTCAAGTTTGACCCTGAACAGCTAGATAGGCTAATTAGCTCGATCGATAACTTATCTACCAACCTCGCCAAGTGGCAAGCTGGACAAACTGTCGCTATCGAGCAAGGCTTTGCCAGCCTCGTCTCAACCCTCGGCGGCGACATGAGCGAGGAAGTACAACAACGCATCGACGCGATCGCCAATTCCGTTAAGTCCGTCAAGGACAAATTGCAAACATCCGTAGATTCACAAAAGGAGACTTAGACCACAATGCCAGCAGATTTTACGACACTTGACACCGAAGTGGGAGAACTAACTTCCGTAGCTGATTCTGCCGTTGCGCTCATGGACGGCTTTGACCAACGATTGAAGGATGCAATCGCCGCCGACAACCTCAGCGACAACACGAACGTAGCGCGACTCTCGGCTGACTTCAGCGCCCAGAAGCAGAAGCTGGCTGACGCGGTGACACGCAATACGCCAGCCGCGCCGACTGAGGGCTAGTTTGCTCGTCCTCCAATGAATGCCCGACGAATCTCAGGAGCAACTAATTGGACTTGTCACTCGCGGACTGGCCTCAATCCAAGACCAGCTCCGCGAACGTGACACGCGCTATAACACGATGTCCGAGTCGATGATCGGGCTCAAGTTCCAAGTTGAGGTGATGAGTAAGACGCTGAGTAAGCTGGAAGGAGACATTGTCAAGAACTCCACCGATCGGCTCACCATGCGCGTAGAAGCGCTGGAGAAGTCCGACACTGAGCACAGACGCAAACAGGATGAGAACGTTAAATGGATCAAAGGACTGGCAGCCAGTGTAATCATGCTCCTGCTTGGCGTGCTCTTCAACTTCATTCGGATCAGCTTGAAGCAATGAGCGATGATCTTGATAAACTGGTGGCGGTGGTGGACGAACTGGATCCAAATACTCTCACCACCAAAGACAGGGAAGAGATTCTCAGGTGGGGCGCGGATAAAATCGGCTTCGTGTTAGTAGATGTAGATGAGCAAAAGATCCTACACGGTACATCAGGAGCAGAGAGTCTCTTTGGCTATGTTACCGACGAGATGACGGACCTGCCACTTATCGAGCTCGTTCCCGAAGGGCTACGGGCCGCGCATGTCAAGCACGTGGAGAAATTCGGGGAAGCTATGCAGACGCGCAGCATGGGCCGTCGAGATATGGTGCTGATGGGCCGGGAACGAGATGGCTCAACTTTCCCGGTAGAGATTAGCCTTTACCCGCGCAAGTTTGGAAAACGAAGACTGTGTCTTGCTAATGTGGTGAGGCTGAGCAAGGAAGTCTAACACCCCCAAATGAATCGCAACCGTGATAACTTCGCAAGATCCAAGTGGTACACACCCATGCGTACTACGATCTAATTAAAAGGGAAACAAGGATAAAAATGTCAAGCAATCGCCCAGACCAGAAACCAGTTGATGCGCCGCCGCAGGATAAGCCAGTTGAGCCACAGACACCGCAGCCGAAAGGGCCACCTGTACGCCCTCGTGACGGAGAAGATCCGCCTCCTGATTTTGGGGTTCCGGTTGGGCCGGGCAAGGGCGGCGGTGGTTAAGCTGGTAGAAATTGACCGTTCGCTGCGCGGCGCTTGAAGTGGCTACTATTCTCATATTGCTCTTGAATGGTAGCCCACCGCGTATTTAGCGGCCAACTCTTTTCAAGGCACTGCCTACACTCACCACAGGAATAGTTGCCGTCATTGTTGATGCGGTCAACAGAGTGCTTGATAGAAGGTTTGAGACCCATTATTCGTAGGAAATTGGTGAACTCTTGAAACCCTTCGCACATTACAATCCCGCGCCCTCCGTAACGATGCCATCCCGGATAGTAGTTTGGGTTACTTGTCCGCTGTTTAGCGTGATCCCAGCTTCGGTATTCAGGCGAGTGACCATTCTTGACGCGATTGTGCCCATGCTTAAACCACTGCTGCGTCGTTTGCTCAACTCTCCAGCAACCACAAGACTTACTTCCGTTTCGCTCCAGCGTCCGGATGTTTACCGCGCGCCATTCACCGCAGTCACAACGACAGATCCAATAAAAGGCGTTGCCTTTACGAGACTCTTGGCGCGAATAAGCAAAACAGAATACCGTCCAGCGTTCGTATCGCTTTCCTTCGTAGCCGTTGATATACTTGGACAATCTAGGCATCTGATAGCTCCGTTTCAGCTATTGGAATGGGATCGTCGAAGGCTGACACCTTTGACGATCTTGCCTATTGTAACATTATGAGCGCTTTTCCCGCCACTGCTGCCGATGGAAAGAACGTGCTTGCCGCGGTTAACGAAGTCACGCTACTGCGAGACGTGCTAGTACGTGAGATTCGCGCGTTGGGGGCTCTGTATGTTGTTGGTAAGCGTCGGCCTATCTCTGAGCTACCAGAAGACAAGCAAATACAGATACGGGAAGCCTATGCGAATACAGGCTGGGCCTCAGACTATTGCGTTGAGATGCAGGGGGTCTTTACCTCACAAAGACTTGCGGAAGATACCTGTAAGTCAAAAGGCGCGAACTGGTTTTATACGCGCTTGCCAATTGATTCATGCTTACCAGACGAAGTAGTATTTGGTGAATGGGCGCATCAGTTTCCCGGCTCAGACGCCACCGAGCTTTATGAAAATTTGCGGGCGGCGACAGTGGCAATGCCAGTTAGTCAATTACGACTTCTGGAAGAAGAAGCAGCGCGATTGTTGGAGATAATTAAATCGGCCCGTAGTACGACAGAGAATTCCCCGTGAAGACGATGCGATGCAAATCTCACCTGCTCCGATCACATGGACCGAAGTGTTTCGCCTCCTCATTGCTACCTCCATCGGCTTAATTCCCTTTCTCGTAACCACTTATCGTAATAGAAAGAAGTCGGACTTAGAGAATAAGGAGATTGAGGCACGGGCTGAACTTGCTAGGGTAAACGCGCGCAGTACTGAGTTTAGAGACAACATCGCAGCAGGAGAGGGTGTAGGTAAACTATTGAGTGCCCTTATTGAGGCTGGCGATACAATTCACGAATTACAAGGAAAGAACTTCCAATTGGAACAGGACAAGCTTGGCGAAGATATGCTGCGATTGGATCTTAAGAAGGCGATCGCTTTACTTGCTTTCCATTCGATCCCTTTCCATACCGCTGAACATCAAGACGTAAAAAAGATGGTGGAAGCCTATGAGAATCTAGCAAAGCGCCGATCGAAATCGTGATAACAAAAGAGACGCCACCCACGCAGCGCCTCTCCTATCAGTACGATCTACTCTTTCTCCACCGACGTAACACTTCAAATACCAGCACGCCGCCCAGCCCGCCAGCGACGGCCATTCCGAGAATTTGCAGGAAGTCTAATAGTGTCATCGTAAACTGTACAAGGGTGCTCCCAAAAGGTTAGCCATTGACGCGCTACCGTGGTTTGCGACTCGGCTCAAATCCACCTTTGGTCTTTTCGCCTAGAGCCTCACAGTCTCCCATTCCGCACTACGGCCTTTATTGGTACAAACGCACCCTGTTGTTGTCGCGACAGCACGATTCCCGATTCTCCACGTGCGCCTCCCGCCGATGGGCGCGGGCATCCCCATCCACTTACGCGATTTAATCGGCCTCTTTCAGCCGACGCTGCGGGCGTGCTAATTTTTCAATCGTTTCTAGAGCACGGGCTTACACCGTGTCACTTTCTACACCATGCCGCGATCCTGAGGCTATCGAATACATTATTCATTAACAACCAGTTTCGGGGTAGTGTCCTAATCTGAGATTCAGACTTTATTTTATAGGCCGGGGGGAGCCAATAGTGATTAGGGCGGGCAGTTACACCCGTCCTCACAGGTCCGAGTCGAAGGGTCGTATTTTGCGCAGAGCCCTTCCAGGCCATCTAAATGACATGCGCAGGGCGCCGTCCCAACCCGGGCGACAAAACTCAACTGCTGAGCGGCCTTCTCGAGAGTGTAGCCCTCGAGAGTCCCGGTGGCTTGCAGCCACAAGCCTTTGGCTTTCGCGTCCGATTTCACGTGAATCGGTACGCGATGGTAGCCCTCAGGGATGGGCCGCGTGAAGTCAGCGTCAACCCTCAGCGCCCGTTCGACGACGACATTTGCTGCTGCATCGGCTGGCGTTCTTTGTAGTGTCGCGAAGGCCACGACACCGAAAACCGCCATTGCACATGTAATAAAAAGGATCTTTCTCATCTTTATATCTCCTTGATTTGTGGTAGTGTTCTAATTTCCCACTTCTGCATATAGCCCCCTTATCGAGCGTGGAATTTATTCTCCGTGGGTGTCGGCTCGGTTGGTTGAGGTATGGTATCGGAGGGGGCGGGCGGTAACACTGGCGTCGTATTGATCCTTAACTGCTTAGGCATTTCAGCCTCCATCTCAGCTAACGCTTGCAAATGTGTATCAACTTCGGGCTTAGCTAGCTCGTAGCATTTCCACTTCGATTTCTCTTTGCTCAAACAAACTAACTGTATGTCGCCACCAACCCCTCCGGGCGAACTTCTACTCACCTCAGATAGTGTCCAAATACATGCCAACTGACCGTCCGTGAGAGTGGGTAAACCAGTAGGCCAAAAAATGCGTCGGATGAAAGCCAAGAACGGATCTGCTTGGGGCTGTCCGCTTCCGATTGCGACAAACGGCAAGTTCTCCGATACTTCCTCAGCGGCGCATTGATGCGAGAAAGTTACTAAGTGCGGCTCATCGTTAATCTCAAACGCCACGGCTGTTGAATGAGCGCACTGCATGATTGCTGCCTGTTGGCCTATCACACCAACGGTTGCTCCAGCGCGTTGCCAACAAAGCTCCGCATGTTTCCAAAATCGTTGCGTGAGGTCGGTCTTTGCGGCGGCAACTGATTTCCATTTCACCTGTTGACCATTCTGAGCTAGATACGCATCAATCTCCCCGCTATAGTCCTGCCCTAAACCGATCGGCCCAGACACGCCTATAACGATCCGATTGTTAGCGATATGTAGCTTAGTGACGGTATCTTGACTGATGGTGCTCTGGCCCATAGCCGTAGCGTAGGTGGCTTTCGAGTCCGCACCAAGCACGATTCCGTCAGAGCATTTAACGCCAACGATGAGAGTCATTAGCCAACAAAAACGCTCTTAGCTTTATATTGTGGGTATGCCCTATAGATAGCGGACAGCAGTTGTGCAAACGAGAGGCTTTGTACCCATTTGACGACCTTCGTAATGTAAGCCGACATCCGCTCACTAATTTCAGTCTTGCGTACATACTCCGCAAGGTCTTGACCCGCGGACGTGATCGTATAATATGCCCAGCCCTTATTAGCCACCTGAACGCTCTGAACAAGGTCGCTGTAAATCAGAGATTCGGCGTCTTTGTACACGCGCGGATCAAATGGTCCATAATTGTAAGGAACAAACTCGTAGTAGTTATCGCCAACTTCATCCGGTAGATTCTGACCTATAAGGAATAAAACCTTTTGAAGCTGAACAGGCGATAACCCGGCTGGTCCAGCCTGATAAATCACTAATAGCGGCCAATGTCTACGATCCATTACACCCTCCAATAGTTAGAGTACCGCGTGGATTTTTAAAAGTTAAGGCCGCACGCGCGGTTACGTGGCGTTGCAGGGCTGGAAAATCAGACGGAGGTATAAACAGTGTTTAAATGGCAACTGTGACCTACCCTATCATTGATACCGTCGAACAGCAAGAAAATAATTTCGTAGTACGAAAATAGTTGTAGACAGATTATGGTTTCCGTAGTACAGTATTTCCACTGGAGACGGAAACAATGTCTAACAACCACCTAAGCAAAGACAAACAGATTGCAGTTACGGAAGCACTAGCCGAAGGTAATTCGATCCGGTCGATAGAGAGAATGACCGGAATTCATCGTGACACGATCATGCGCTTAGGTGTTCGCGTTGGTCAAGGCTGTGCTGAATTGTTGGATCAGAAGATGCGCAACCTCGATTGCAACCGCATCGAGCTGGATGAAATTTGGGGATTTATTGGCAAGAAGGTCCGTCACCTGCGTGAAGATGACGATCCGACATTTGGCGACGTTTGGACCTACTGCGCGATTGATGCTGAGACTAAGCTTGTGCCTTCGTACAAGGTTGCCAGCAAGCGCAATCTACCCAACACAATCGATTTTATCAGCGACCTTAAAGCGCGGATGAACAATCGCATTCAGATCTCGTCAGATGCGATGCTCTCTTATGAAGAAGCTATCGACACGGTGTTCGGGATGGATGTCGATTATGCGCAGATTGTAAAAACCTACGGCACAGACGAAAGTAAGTACAGCACACCAGAACGTAAGTATTCCCCTTCGCGTATCACGGACAGTGAGAAGATCTGGAAGATGGGCCAGCCCGAAGCGCGCTACGTTTCAACTAGCTACGTTGAGCGCTTGAATGCGTCTACCCGCTTGCACGTTAAGCGTCTCAATCGTCTTACGCTCGCGTTCAGTAAGAAGCTGGAAAACTTCGAGGCTGCGGTTTCCCTTCACTTCGCGGCGTACAATTTCGTGCGCACTCACAGCGCGGTGAAGATGACGCCCGCGATGGCAGCCGGAGTCACGCGTAACTTCTGGTCCTATGGCGATCTAGTCGAGGCAGTTCTATGAGCGACTATATCGCAGAAATCCAAGCGGTCTTTTTGAAGCTACACGGATGCGATGCGCAGTACGTTGAAAGCGTCCCTGTCGTCGAGGAATTTCAGGGTGAAACGATCTGGCAAGGCGATGTAGAGGTATTCGATCTTGTGGGCCATCCGAAAGCAAAACGTGGATATGGATGGGGATATATGACAACCGATAGCGGTGGTCGGCGCTACTTCACAGTGTTGGAACTACCGCCCGTAGATTCACCACAAACGGCAGTCAAAATAGCGATAGCGTCGGAGATTAAGAATGCGAGAGAAAAGAAAAAAGGTAGGTAGGCCAAATCTGGGCAAAGACGCGAAGAATGTAGTATTGCAGAGTCGCGTACAAGAGACTGAAAAGAAGGCCTATCAGAACGCAGCGAAGTCTGCCGGAGTAGATCTCTCAACCTGGATTCGCCAGACCTTGAATCAGGCGATCAAGGCGTGATAGCTTCTACTGGTCGCGGAGGACATGGGAATCGAACCCCACCGCGCGAACGGACCCTTTGGATGTAAATTCCATTTACGTGCGCCAGCACAAGGGATGTCCTCCGCTATTTCTTTACCGCCCTCGCGCGCTTAACAGGCTTCACAGGCTTCACAGTCTTCGTCGGTTTAGCGGCGGCTAGCTGCTTACGCTTCGAACGAAGGGATTTAATTTCTTCCAACACCCCCTCGGCTGCTGCTTTAGCATGGTCAAGAAACGATGCGGTCGGAAGAATGACTGCCGGATATGGACCACGTCCGGTCATAGTTGCGAGCATCTCACGAGCAGCCCCGTACAACACAGACGGCGCATTCGCGTAAACGAGTATGAACTCATTTGTATCCGGCTCCCCCGCATGAAAATGAAAGTACCCGACCAGTGACAGGCGAAAGCTATATGGATATCGATCCTTACGTCCTGCCGAGGCGATTGTAAGAACGTAACGAAGCCGCGAGGGGTCTTCCGTATGCCGACCGACCTCGCCGTTGACGGTGAAATCGGTCGGCTCAATATTCCATGCTTTCTCCATCCTGTAGTGATAGCCCGAAGAAGAACCAAAAACCGTTTTCTTCTCGAACGCCTCGTTCAGCTTGAAAAAGAACTCGGCGACGTGATAGCCCTCAAGATGTAACGGTGACGGCTCCATTTAAGATACGTATTCCTCCTCAGTGCCGAACTTGGATCGTTCGACTGTTTTCTTTTTGTATGTGTACTGGATATCGGCGATGCTGTGATAGTTCTCGGCATCGCTGAACTCGCGATTTTTCTTCTTAACTGTACCCGCCATAGGAACCAGCATAACGCCGCTTCCGGTAAAGAGAATTCCCGTCTTCAATCCCTTTGCCAAACGTTGTAGTGTGGGAGCGGTCGGCATTTGACCACCTTCAATTCGCGCAATCATAGGCTGGCGAATTCCTGTGAGTGCAGCAAGAGACTGCTGGGTCAGTCCTAGTTCTTCGCGTCTCTGTGCGAGGGCAAGCGCGAAATCCATCTCTTTATCGACTTGCTCGTACTGTTCTGCAAACTCAGGATCTTGTAGTTGCTCTTGGAGGAACTCTTTAAAAGAACTCATTGTTTCTCCTTTCCGGCTTCGTTTACGAGCCAATCATCCATCCGGTCTTCTGCCGTTTTGATGTCTACCTCGGGGAGACGTTGCGTCGTTTTTCGGATCGCGTGCACTACGATGAACGCCTGATTCTCACTACTGAAAAAGAAGAAGATCCGAAATTCATTTCCCCCGTATTCGGGACGAAGCGCCCAGATCTCGCCTCGCACCTTTTCGAGATAGTTTCTGGGGAGCTCGAACCCGTGGTCTTCCAGCATCCCTATGTACTTGGCGCATTTAGCGCGTTCGCCGTGCGATAACTCTCGAAGAAATCTTGCAACCGGCTTTTTACCCGCGAGATTCTCGTAGAAATTTGCGTCCCAAGACATGCGGGAGAGCATTATAACTCGGAAGTTATAATAGTCAAGCGCCGGGGAAAGCAAAAAGCACAATTTTCCAAAACAGATTACTTATGGACGATCGGGCGCGGGTGTCGATTCGCGGACTGTGGTCCTAATTCGGTAGACCAACCCGATCATCAATCAAAACGTCCGTTGAGATTCCCGCCAGCCTTGCATATGCCAGCAAGACCATTAACGGCGGTTCCCTTCTTCCGCTCTCGAATTGTGAGATTTGCGCCGGGTAAAGCGGCGAAGCTTTATAGTTCAACGCCTTCACCATTTCTGTTTGACTCAATCCTAAATTGGCCCGGATCTGCGCAAGCTTCTTTGCCAGCTTCTTAGGTACAGGACGCTTCGCCATTAGAAGCGCCCTCCGTAAGACTTGCACGCGGTACTAGCAACTGCTAGTATCTTGTGGCTTATTCGATAGGTTGTGGTGTTCGCCCAGATATACCGGGCGAAGATCACCTAATCATTTCCTCCGAGGATCTCAATATGGCGTATCGCAAACGAGTGTTCCTCAATCCGATCTCACTTGGCAAACCATCGTACATTCAGGCAGTCGCAGACTCCAGCCTTGAGGGTACTTATGTGCTGGGAAACTACCTCCTGATTATAGCGGACTGTCACCGCAATATCATGCTGGAGTTTTCGCTGGGTAACGAGCAGCAACGCAAGGTGAGTCTCGCCAAGATCGATAAGATGGCCCAAGTTGTCAACGAATTCAGAGACGCGGTCCACGCGGAAGCAAAACTAATCGAGGGAGCATCCGAGTGAGATGGGGAAGCGACCGCGCCGGAAGTCGAAAGACTTGCCCGCCAAGCTCCTTGCTATCCGGCAACGGCTGGAATTGAGCCAATGGGAAATGTCGCGCTTGCTGAATTTTCTAATAACTCCCGCGCGGATAAGCGAGTGCGAACGAGGAAAACGGGAACCGAATCTGTTGGTCCTACTCGCTTACGCCCGCGCCGGAGATGTTACCGTGGACCAACTGATTGACGATGACCAAAAACTCTATTCCTGATTCTTGCTCCGCGCCGTAGTTGGGCAAGAAGACTGAAAGGCCGGGAATGCCCAGATCCCGGCCTTTTGGTTTTTGTGATGTTGGTTTACTGTTTAGGCACCTTGTAGGCGGCATGGCCCCACAAACCAGCCGCCCGTCCTTCATCGCTTAATGGAGCACGCTTTATGGCACGCATGTTAACGAGTCTTCAATGGTGGGAGATTACCGGCTACTGTGTTGCGCTAGGTCTAGTTGTTTTAGCTGCTTTAATGGATAAGATCGGCGGGCCGGACTCTGCGTCGGAACGCCTAAGCGGCATAATTGCGACTCTCGGCATCCTCGGATTCCTTGTAGTCTTCACAATCGGTTTTGTGCTCAGGTTTGTGATCTAGGGACAAGGGCCGTGCCAGATTTTCAATTCCAGATTTCAGATTAGGACACTACCCAGTTTCGGTTTCGGCAGTGACTTCACCGGGGCGAGGTCAATAGCCAGTTCTTTCTTTGCGTCCCGGCCCGCTTGACTGAGCTTAGCAGCTACTCCCATAGCATGATCGTATCGAGCCTGTCCGATGCCATCTAAGCGCTCACGTGGCACAATAGCCAAGCGCCGGAACGCGCGTCCTGTATGCCGGATTCCCTGTTTGATGTTTCGCTCCGACTCTTTCAGGCGATCAGCCGGATTGAGAAACTTCAATCCGATTCCATGGATCCACTCACTGTCGATGTCGCGATCGTTGCGGAGTCTGCGCCGCCATGCGTTCACCACACCGTAATAGCGATTGGTTTTAGCGGGGATTTTTATTAACGCTTCGAACTCTGAGTGACGGATCACTTGATCTTCATCCGGCGTGGGAAATGCCTCTTCCAGCTTGCGCACGTCGGGGCCGTAGGGAATGCCATTTACTAACTGAGCAGGTTTCATTTCTTGTTTCTCCGATCCTTCATAAGCTCGGAAATAGATCCTTTCATTTCCACAGGTTTCTTTCTTCCGGCAAGTTGTTTGTTTACCTGAAGCGAATAGGTCAAAGCGCCCTTATGCTTACCATGCTTCCAGAATGCGCTGGATTTCTGTCGCGTTTTGATTCTCATGGCAGTTATACGCCATTGGCGTCGTTGCTTAACCTGTCCGGGCCTTCCACGCTCCGCAACGCATAGCCGTGGATCGCTTAGCAATATAGAGCAAACTAATTTCAGGCCATTGGCCCCCATGACGTACCGAGCCCAGTAGGGCCGCGCAATGCACCGCTATAGCAATGCTCCGCGTTGGGAAAATCTATAATTGCAATAGGCCATAGGCCCCTAGCCATGCACGGCCTTACTACGGTGTGCCGCTCGCAGCCGAGCAACTGCCGGGCGCAGGCTGGCCCTGCTCTACGCAGAACTCTATATGATTTCAAAATGGACCATTGGTCCCCCCGCGCTGCGTTACCAACCTAGCCGCACAAAGGGCTACAGTGCCGGGCCGCGCGTCGCCACCCGAGGATAGCTCTGCTATACGGAGCCGAAAACTTCTATTCTTCAACGGTTGCCTCAAACATTCCAAACTGCCCCGGCGTAGGGCTTCCCGGTCGCCAGTTTCCTAACCCCTTGTAGCGACCTGCTAATTCAAGGATCTGTCGGAGAATCTTGACTGTAATCGCCTCATCCATGATGACGATCCGCCCCTCAGTGGCCCACTGCTCGAAGCGTGGCCGCACTCGTATATGCTTACTTTGACCTACGCGCACGCGCTTGACGAACAACGAGAATCCAAGCTTCCGCACCCCTTCGATATGTTCGACAAAATGAGCCTTGTCCTTAAGATCGTTGATATCAGACATAGAGATCGTCGCGCCTGAGCCATTAATGAAGAGAGGCCAGTGAAACTCAGGGCATAACAAACCGCTTTGCGATTGTGCCTTAAAAGTCTTCTTCCCCGATCCGGTCGGCACCTGAGCCCCGCCTTCCATCAGACAGCGCATGATATATTCACTTGGAATGGTAACGATTTCCCCGTCCGTATTCAGCGAGCCAATCCAGCGAAACGGCGGCGTTCGATCGTCGCCAGCTTTCGACTTCGCTTTATTCTCAGGTTCTTTACGCCACTCGTCCATCGCGTCAGACCACTCGATATTATCAGCGTGCATGAGTAGGGGCGTTAAGCCCTTAATGGTAACTTTTACGTTTAACATAGACCGTTTCCCTTAGAGCCCAAAAACCTCACGGGCTTTTTCCAATCGTTGTAGATAGCCGCCATTACGTTTGCCTGCTTTAGAAGCCCAGCGAAACCGATGGCCGGGGAATACTTCAGCTTGGTCTACCAGTCCCGCTTTAACCAGCTTAGCGGTATGCGCACGTACCGTTCGCGCTGAAATAGCGCCTTCGATTTGCTGCGCGATCTCCGAGTTGGTCAGCCACTTACTTTCGTCGCCGCGCAGGACTAAGTAAACTTTTAATTCGTGGATTGAGACTTCGCTTTTCTCCATACGGCGGAGTATGGCATGGTGAGGCGAGGCAGTCAACTATCAATATGACCGTAAACAAAAGAGACGCCACCCCACCCGCAGCGTCTCTCTCAATCAGTAAACCTGATACCACTCACACAAGGGACACATCACTACTCCACAGTTGTACATGAAATCCTTGTGGTAGGCATCGCAGTAGGTAGTGGAGTGACTTTGATAGCATTGATAAAGCAACGCCTGGTAGTCCTGAAAACAAGTTGACTGGCAGTTAGTGCAGAACTTATCCATACACTTAGCCGGAGGCGCGGAGCTGAAGAATACGCTCAAGCTCAAGAGCATGAGCATGGCCATGAGAATTAGTTTGCGCATTTGAGTTTTCCTTTTGTTAGATGAGTGATTTGCGAGGAGTTAACAGGAAAGACGCTACCCGCTGGAAACGTCTCTCCTGCTCTTTTCCCGTTGCTGACCAGTTAGAACCATTAGCTGGAATCAACAACTTGACTTTCCTTTTAACTCGTCCCTCCTTTCAAGGTTGGATTTGACTACTTCCCTGCTTGATAGAATTTAATCGCTATCACCGTACTCCCATTGACTACGACAGCGCGGGCAAGTCTGGATACCTTCAAACCAGTGGAAAGTGTACTCGCCATTGAATGATGTTCCGGTTCGTTCACATTTAAACCAGCCTTCAAAACTACCCCATTCCCAGCTATAGCCGCAAAACTCACAAGGATCGTAGTGACCCGGATAGCACCACCTAATCCACCATTTCTTAATCGGCGCTCGCTTGCCTGTGCTCCAGTACAACTTACTACCACCATGAGCCCAGACCCAGAGCCGTATCTGTAACCAATAGTAACCAAACCAGCGCCAGAACAGAGGGTGATCTGAATGCCATGCAAGTTGATCTTTGTTGTCAGCTATCGCACTCATCACTTTTCCTTTACGTAATCCGGCAAGCTGCGCGAACTATTCGACGCTTCCCGATCCTGTACCTTCGGCATGATCTCTTGGAGTTTTCGCTGGAGTACAGAAACCGTCAACATTACTTCCTGCCGCTCACTTGCGTTAAGGAACGTGAATGTACTCGTAAAGGGATCGAACACTGAGAGGTTCAGGTAGAAGCCGAGCAGGAAATCATACTCAGTCTTGGAATTTGTGATCGTGTCCATTTGAATCTCCAAATTGCGCCTTGAGTGTGCGTAGGGTAGCGATTGTTGCGGTCAGTTTACTTACGTCAACTCTAATCGCTTTCATCTTCTCATACTCCGTCGCAGTAATCTCATAAGTAGTGAAGCGCGCGCCACAGTGCAAGCACTCATGCCGCCGTCGCCGGCACTTACCTGAAACTGAGTCGCGCGAGTCCAGTACTGAGCTACTGCCGCGATGACACTTTGGGCAGCCTAGACCGACTGGAAATGTGCGGGTAGAACGTTTCATCGGTCAGTACGGATCGTCTTTGTCGAAATCGTAAATATCAAACTCACCATCGCCACATTCGGAACATTGCTCTAGCTCACGCCCGTAAAGCTGTCGCCAGATCGGATAATCAGGTGTTGAGCAATTCCGGCAGTACTCGCCGCCGTCGTTAATTACTTCGGAAAGCCATTGACTCATGGGCCATCATCTCTCCTTTGTATAATCCGGCGTCGTGCGTTTAATTGCCGCGTCCACGTCCAGTAACTTCGCCCCGGTGCCGCTGGTAGTGGTAGCGAGGGGAAGGCCCTGTTTCTCGGCGTCAGACTGCCACTCAGGCTGTTCCAGCTTATCTAGTACCTCGTCAATTTCGCGGTTGGTGGGAGGGGTGGTCATACTGCGACCTCCGCTTTGATTGTGGGATAGGGATCATAATTCGACAGTTTTAGATTCTCGTACTTGAACGTCAGTAATCTTGATAACGGCGTCCAGAACGATTCTTCCGCTTCTTCCCATAGGCTGACAGTCAGTTCCGGCAACGGCTTCGGTGTTCGTGTTAGCTGCTCTCTAACTTGAGAAATGTGATTCTTGTAGATATGTACATCACCGAAGCTAATAACCAGATCCTTCGGCTCGTATCGTTTTGTTGCGCGGGCAATCAAAGTAAGTAGAAGCGCGTAACTGGCGATGTTAAAGGGCAGGCCGAGAAAGCTGTCGATACTACGCGCATAAAGATGAAGCGACATATATTGGTTAGGGTGAACTTTAACCTGCCAGAGAGTGTGACACGGAGGCAGAGCAACGCGGTCACAGGAATTCGGGTCCCATCCCGAGACAATATGCCTACGAGAGTTTGGATTCTTTTGTAGATCGGTCATTAGTCGCGAGATTTGATCCAGTCCGCCAACGCGACCGTATTGACGACAGGGATATTCGCCACCAAAGTTACGCCAAAGATAGCCGTACACTGGTCCCAGATCGCCCGCCTGACGCCCAAATTTTGCACACTGCTCCTCGGTAGCCCACTCTTGCCAGATGTTAACACCAGACTGCTCTAGTTCATGTTCGTTTGTACTGCCGCGCAGAAACCAGAATAGCTCCTCTGCAATCCAGCGCAAAGGCAGTTTCTTAGTGGTTAATAGTGGGAATCCTTCACGCAGATCAAAGCGAATCTGTTCCCCGAACAATGAGAGCGTACCGACTCCGGTTCGATCATCGTGTTGCTCACCGCGGGTGAGAATCTTGTCGAGTAATTCTAAGTATTGTTGCATCATCGCTCCTCAATCGCTTGTCGTAGATAGACCGCAAGATCCAATGCTTCTTCGTAAGCGTCCTGCAATGCATCACGTCCGTTATTCGCCTGCAATGGCGTTCCATAGCGCTCTCGGCCTACGTGATCACGCTTGTGCATGTCCGCAATGACCAGTTCCCAGATCGGTCGAGAGTTATTGGCTACAGGTTCAGGTTGCGCTTCATTGATCATCCAATCCTCCACACTGGTCCAACTTTCTCACCCTCACCCCCACACCACTCTTGAGCTAAGCTGCGCTGATGTCGTCGGAGCCGTCGTCACTCTGGTCCAGTAGCTCGATAATCTTATCCAGCTTATCCATAATCACAGCTAAGATGAAAATTATAATAAGGCTTGTCACCGCCAGCGCTATAACCATCTCTCACTCTCCACTCGTAGCGGCGGTTGCGTTGCTGAGCCTTAACCTCGCTTCCGTAATCAACGCTAGAATGTTTCCAGTATGTCGCCACGCATCGTTAAGCGCCTCCAACTCAGAATTGCCCTCGCCTAAGATGCAGAAGGTTTCGAACCATACTTCGTAGCGATGGTTATCGCCGGGCTGGGCCTGCTCGATATAGATAGCTCCAGCGTCGCCATGAAATTCCTTTGATGACTTAGTCACTTGAACCTCCCGCTGCACCTTGCGTTGTGCGACCCGACGCCTGCATTAGCCCACGGATACGGGCTAGCTCTGCAAGCACACCTACCAGTAACCCTACGCAAGCCGAGCCATAAAAGATCATCAGGAATAATGCTATACCCATCTCAATCACCTCCTGAAACGCTCCGAGCATCTAGCGCACTTTCCATCCCGTCCCCGGTGCTCGGAATAGAACCAATTGCCGCGCCATTCGTTAACGATGGCTGCGCTGCATCTCGAGCATCGAACTTTCCCGCGACGAACTTGTGATACCCTAGGTATCCCATGCTCTTATCGTGGATCGGGTTATCTGCCAGCGCGTCGCAGGGCATGAGTCCGCCGTTATCGTCTACTTCGTAGGTACAACGCGGAGCTTTGCCAGCGGGTTTAATCTGTTCGGCCAAAGACACTGCCCGTCTCGATCTGGTTGGTTGATAGACGTGGTAGCCGACGCGGTTAGCCTGCGTATGGACGGGATGAGTCTTGATATGATCGCAGGCAGCACATTGACCTTTTCGCTCGACCGCTGCCTTCTTCTTTACAGGCTTGGCTTCAGGTTCCGGCTCCGGTACGCACAGGTCAAGAAACAGCAGGTATTCGTCGGCGCTAAGATTCTCCTGCACGTAATGAACCATACCATTCACTCGTTGAATCGTTTCCGTCAGTGGACTCCGTGGCATTGTTAATCTCCTTGTTCTCTTTTAAGATTCTCGTTAATCCTTCAACTAGTGCTTCTGCTTGAATATCAGTTAGCGGAATTAGCTCACTACGGCTGTAAGGATAGATGCCTTTCAGTACTCGACGCCGTCCTTCCCAGTCGTAGACCACGTCAATTCCGTGGCCTGTTTGCATGTGAATTGACATCGCTCGTCTCCTGTCTCTTTAGTCGTAGCCATTGCAGAAACCGTTCAAACCTCCACTCGTAAGCTGGGAGATCCTCAGCCTCCCCGACTGCCTCATCGATAAACTCCCGCATCAACTGACGCAGTTCATCCAAATCGATCACAATCCCCTGTCTTGGTCTAACTATACTGAACCTACGCGGGGTCTTTAGTGGCATTACTTCCCCCACCTCGCATTTACGGGTTGCCGGGTATCGTCGGCGGGGGGTATCTCGGTAAGTTCTGAATGCATCTTCTTGCCGACTCCGATCAGATCATCCGCGTGATGCTTCAGAGTTTGACGATCCGGTTCGTCGAGATCGGATTCGTAGAGGCAAAGGAACTCAGATAATACTCTGTCCAGTCTACCAATTACTAAATCAAAGTTGTCTCGATTCATTTCATCTCCTCCGTTCAGTGAGAATTGAACCCTGCCCGCAAACACACTTCCCACTCCCATCCAAATACACATGCCTCGGCTTCAATCCTGCGCCGCGATCCTCGCATTGCAACTGCGCGATCTTCTCCGCGGTCCACTGGTCAGCCTCCTGCTTAACTTTTCTCTCACCCTCATCCATCCAGCAATCCTCCCTGACGTTCTTTAGCTGCAATCAGGTGGTACATGCTCGGTTGCGCTTCGTTACAGCGACGAGCGGCGATCTCGCAGTATTTCTCCTCAAGTTCGATTCCGATTGCTTTGCGGCCTAAGTCTTTAGCGGCGCGGAGGGTGGTGCCGCTACCGAGGTATGGATCGATTATCAGATCGCCCTCTCGGGTTGATACTTGGATTAGCTGCCCGATAATGTCGACGTCCTTTTCCGTAGGATGTCCAAACTCAGATGATGCGCAGGTTGTGCGTTTTACTTTTGAATAGAACTGAAACGGAGCATCATTATTGAAATAGCACTTGCCTGCTTCACGGTAGAACAAAAGGAATTCAATGTCTGAGAGATACTTATTGTTTTTAGTCGGGATAGGGTTAGCTTTCGTATAAGCAAGCACGTCCCAACCCCACCCCGACTGACTAAGAAACACCGTGTACTCTGGCAGTAGATCCTTCGAGCAAAAGATATACCCGTGGGCCGACTTCCCAACCGTCGAAAGAGTGGATATAAACCATTGCGGGTCAAACTCGCTAAGCGGTTTTATGGAACGATAGGTCTCCCTTCTAGCTATCATCCCGCCGCCGCCCGTGCTTTGCTTGTAAGGCGGATCAGTAAGCAGCAGATCGCATTTCGGCAAAGATGATAGCACTTCGCGGGCATCACCGTGATAGATCGTAATTCCATTTTCTTCGTAGTACGACCTCATGCGTCCGGCCTCAACGTCGCGTGTAGATACCGATGCTCACCTTCACTGAGGAGGAGAATCGAGGTTGCGTCCTTCAGGTGTAGCTCCGGCGCTTCCACTTGTTCCAGAAACGTTAACAACTGATCCGCGTTCACCTTCACCACCAGCCCCTCTCCATTCAACGTCGGGCAACTCAACGGCACTTCTTCGATCGACTCCCCGTCTCCACCGTAGGAGCGCACAGTGAGTGATTCGCGGCTAAACTCCAGGTTCAATCTCCGGCGCACCAGATTCCCCTCACTCGCCGTCACACAGCACCGTCGAATTGCGTCCCTGACTTCACTGTTCAACCGCACCACATGCGGCGTCTCAGTCGGCACAATCTTTTTCCACGGCGGGAATTGACCGAGCAGGAGCCGCGCGTGCATCTTGCGTCCCTCACACCCTACCGTGAGACTGTTTTCACTCACGGTTAGCGTGGCTATCTCCCTATCGTTGAGTACCGCGCGCAACACCGGGACCGCCACATTCGGCACGGTGGCTTGAAAGGTGAGATCGCAATCCATGAGGCGTACAATCCCAGCTTGTGTCCCATCAAACGCCACTACATTCAACTCCCCTTGCTCAGCCTGCAAACACACCCCCTGGGTCGCATACCTGCCTTCCCGCTTGTCCGCGCAAGGGGAGACTCGTGAAATCGCGTCTGAGAGCCTCTGTGCGTCAACGGAGAGGGTCTGGCCGGACTGGTCATGCGTCACCGGGAAGGCGTCAACCGGGTGAAACGGGAGTCGATGGCGGGAGCGTCCGGCAATTACTTCGACTCGATTGTCTTTCAGTTCAAACCTCACGCTCTCATCCGAGGTCAGTCGCATGGCCTCTCGCAATGGCGTCAACGGGAGACAGTACGCCTCCTCTCCCCCACCGGGCACCGTCACGCTCAACGTCGCATCCACGCGCGTCGTCGTCAGTCGCGCCTCACCTTGTGTAGCCTCAACTTTCACAAAGGCGAGAATCGGCATCGTCGTCTTCACCTCCAGCGCCGAGGCGAGAAGAGCAAGAGCGTCGGCAAGGGGCTTACGGGGGAGGGCGATCATTCGGCGCCCAGCTTCTCTTCCAGTGTGTCCAGGTCAGCCTTGAAAGTGTCAAGTTGATCTTCTAATTCCTGGGCCTTATCTCGTAATTGATCAATCTCACTTTGCATTTCAGCACGTATCTCCTCACCGCTCACTTGCTGTTCCTCCGATTGTCGTAAGGCGTTAGCTAAATACGCAATCTTCTCAGCCTCAGTCGTCACCCCCAGATACGAAGGCCAGTGGTCTAACTCGGCGTTGGTGGCTAGTTCGTGTAGGTCCATGATTAGTCTCCCTCGCCACGATCGATCTTATTGTTAGCAGCACTCTCCGCGCATTTGGGGCATAAGTCGCCGTGCTCGCTATTCATATCCCAACCCCGACGTTGCATGCGCTCGTGAACCACATTGCTTACGTCTACGTTTGCGTGTTCACCGCAACTATCGCAGTCAACGCCAATATCAACATCTGCATCAATTGCCATCACTCACCACCTTTCTCCAGTGCGGCCATTTGCTGCTCGTAGTCGCCTTTCAGTCTTGCCGAACAGTCAGCACAGAGCGGCATCCCATCTGCAAGGATTACGGCGGGCTTTGGTATTCTTCTCTCCGTTACGCAGTTTTCACAGTCTAATTTCATTATGATTTCTCCAGCTTGTAAGAAGCGAAACGTTTCTTATTCTTCTCAACGATGACGGTGGTTATTGGATAACCCGCCTGTCTTAACTCCAGAATCCTTCCTGAGAGTCGGAAGACTCCAAACCTTTCCAACGCCAATAAGGGATCGATCGAGTGGCCCTGTTTGAGCCATGAAAGGATTTCTTCGTTTTGACTTTTGGTGTTCATCTCAACCCCTCGGGGAGAATTGGACCAGCCCTGTTGCGTAACCAGCCCAATTCTCCCACGTAGCCGCCCCCTCGGCTAAGCCGTTTCTGCTACTAAATCGAGCCACTTGCTGCCCTGTGTGCCGCATTTAATACACGCCTCGACACAAATTTCCGCTGCGATATTAAGAATGTTATCTCGGTAGGCGACGGCGTCGGCGGCGGCGTCGGCGGCGTCGGCGGCGGCGGCGGCGGCGTAGGCGGCGTAGGCGTCGGAGGCGGCGTAGGCGGCGGCGGAGGCGGCGTAGGCGGCGTAGGCGGCGGAGGCGGCGGCGGCGGCGTTCCGCGCGCTCTCTCTGGTACCTTCATTCTCGCAGCGTAGAGCCGCCTCAATCAATCTCTCAGCGTGAGTCTTATCCTTGTGCTTTTCTGCTGCCCGCCGCAGCGAAAGGGGTAGAATGCGCCGAATCACCTGCTCGATCACGTAGTCAGCCCACTCGCGCTGATTTATACCGCTGCTTCCAAGTTGGGCAATGGCGGCTCGACGCATGCCCTTGGTCCTAGCCTCGTCGGATGACCATTTTGCGTCATTGATTCTGATTTTATATCGCCGAATACATGCCGCTACGCATTGCGGCTGATCGTCATGCTCGTACCCAAGCGCATAGCAAATTGCGGCTTCAACGCACATATGGCCCGGCTCCGGCTTGCCGAGCCCGTTCACCAGCCCTGCGTCTACTACGCGCAGAACCCGCCGAGCATCACGCTTGGTAATTTTCTCAACCGCTTTGTCTGGTCTTAGTGATTCTTTACCCATATTAGACCTCGCCCTCGATCATCTCTTGAATGCGCTCAGCCGCCCCTTCAGCTAAACCCTGTGTTTAGGTCGTGGATTCGTTGATTCTAAAACCGCTTCTGCTTCATCGATAATGTTTTGGTGCGGGACAACTCCGTTACGGGAGTATTGAATCACACGATCAAGCGCGTCTCGAAGATTGTTACGATCAATACACGCCGCCATCATTTTCGTTCTTAGTGATTCGTTCTGGCGTCTTGTTACCTTATCTACGCCATTTGCCTGCAAATCCATTACCTGAATTTCTAAAGCAGTAACCTCGAAACATTTATCCCGATAACCTTCCTGAAAGGCCAGGGCGCGACGCTTCCACTGCTCCGCACGCGCGGCTAGTTCGTTTACAAACGACGTTAATAACGGATTACATTCAGGGCTGGTATTCATGCCCGCCGTATCCTTTCAAATAATTTTGGTTGCGCAAGCATCTTATTCAATACGTCTGGAGGTATTTTCCCAGCCAACGCAAACAATTCATCAGCGGCCCCGCGCTCAAGCCCTAATGCCTTGACCATTCGCTCAATCGTGGTTGGCCCCGGCATATGATTAGGAACGTCGTTCTCAATCCGGGAAAGATAGGCGGCGTCCATCTGGAGCAACGCCGCCAGCTCGCGCTGTGCCAACCCCCCGGACACGCGCAGAGACTTAAGTTTTCTGCCGAAAGTCATGGATATTGTGTATCACTTTCTAGATAACGATGTCAACATATTTCTTGCTCGTAACGTAATTTTTCTTTTTCATGTTCCTGTTTCCACAGGATAGCCATTAGTTTACGATCTTTCTTCTGTCTGGTTTGGGCGCGAATCATTAAACGATCGTATTCAGCTTGACCTATTTGATTTAGTTTCCATTGACGGTGAAGTTCTGGATTCCCCCCTAATTCATTATGGCAGTTAAAACAGTGTGCGCTGACGTTAAGAGGATCAAAACGAGTAGACTCTCTATCTCGCGACCAAAAATGGGAGGCGTGCAAACCCTGCGAGCCTACTTCGTATTGAGTACCGCAGCGTTCGCAACACCAGTTCGCTTTATACCGGATGTATAAAGAAAAGAAACGGTCAGCCGGATCAATCTTTATGCCCCTTGATCGTTTACGAGCCTGCGGGGCACGTGAAGAAAAAACCTCTTCATAAGTTTTACTGGCGAACCCTGTTCTTCGCATGGGAATTGATCGTTTCATTCAGGCAACCTAATCCCCCGGTTAATGTTGGGAACACGGGTAATTAACCCGAGGTTTTCCAATCCAACCAGAATATCAAAAATACTCGCAGGGGATCTCAGCCCGACAAACTGACCGATTTCTTTGATGGTGGGGGATTCTTTATTTGAAGCAATGTAACCTCTGATAAAATCCAAGACTTGTTTGTATCTTTTATGTGCTGTCATTTTGCTTTCCCTTAAGCGTATTCGTAGCGTTCAACATTCGAATCCTCTAAAGCCGATTTGCACTCAGCCTCAAGATCGAATAATTCCCGATCGGGCGGAATCTTTGCTTGACGTAACGCCGCGAATATACACACCGGACAGCCGCCCGCCTTTCTTCTGAGCAGCGGTAGTGCTTCATGTAATGCGGCGTACAAGGGAGACAATGGCTTGTTCTGCCACATCTCTTCGTCGGTGCGGGTATCGGGCATATCTGGATCAGGGAGCAGCGCGATTAACTCTTCAAGTGGCGTGTGTTCCGTTTCCAGCACGTCACACATGCGGCAGACGCGGTGTGGGTTATTCGTGCAGTGCTGCTCGTGTATCTTCATCGCCCCAGCATGACAATTCGCCTTCTTGCAAAAATCGCAGTAGTAGCGCCAGACTCTTTTCTTTCTCATTTGCTTTCCTGTTTGTCTCGCTCTTCCCGTTCCCCGCCGCAAATCTGAGAGAGTGATAAGTAATCAGAATCCTGTTCACGAAAAGGATCGCCACAGTTAGCGCATTCTATTAGAATCATTTAGCACTTCCTGTTTCGGTTAAGCTTTCTTCAACGGTGGACGCTCATAATCCACGTCGCCTTGATACACAACTTTGTCATCAGGTGGCGTATAGAACACAGCCTTAGTGAATCTCACTTCGACATATCCATCACTGGCTAATTTTTCAGATACGAATTCTCCGGCGTCCAGGCGTCGGCGTTCAATAAAAGATTCAACTCGTTCACGTGGGGTTTCTCTCATTTTGGTTTTACGCTGGCCGGGATACCGCAGCACTTGGGCCACTTCTTGAGATACTTTTCCATCTCCTTAGCGATCTTTTCTCCGCGCCGTCCACAGACCGGGCATGAGAGTATGGCTCCGTTCGGAAAACAGAAGCTTACAAACTCCTCGGTTGACTTAAACTTCTGGCGCATGGTCTTTGGCAGGCCAAGAGTATTAAATCCGATAGGTGAATTCTGCCTCATCGCAGATCGCGCCCTTCGTTTCTCATATGCCGTCGCAATGCTCGAACGTTGACAATAGAATCTTTCTTTAGGATTCGCTGTAACCACGGCGGGCAATCATCCCGTCGAAGCGAGTAGCAGTCCGATAGTTCGTACCACCACGTATTACCATTCTCAAGAGTTACGGCAAGCTGGGTTAAGCGGACAGCTTTCATCTGATGCGATTAACCCGTATAGATCATGCCCACTGTCACGCCGAACGCGCACGGGTTTCCCGATCTTAAATTCAGCGTCCCGCGCTTCTTTAAGCCAGTCGCGATACTTGCAGAATACTTCCAGACGTGATTTTAGAATTTCAGTCGGCAACTTAATTACCGTCCTTTCCATTTCCGTTAGAATGCCACCGCGTAAAGCGAATACAGGGATCGCCACAGAAGAATTGATTGGCCCAAACTTTCACCATGTAGACTACGTTGCGCGGGTTCTTTCCCTCAAGCATAAATTCGGTTAAGGTACAACGCCAGATTGCTAACCCTCTTTCGCAACAGCTTACGTTTTCTACTACAAACTGTCTTTGCAGATAGTTGAGCTGCAAGTGAATGATGTTTTTGAACTCGATTACAGCGGGACAATCGAGATTAACGTCACGTTTTGTTCCTTTAGGTGGCATGGGGAATATATGTTTGTTAGCGATAGTCTGGTAAGTCTTCCCAGTTTTGTGACACGCCGCATTCGGCTGTATCGGGATGACAGCAAGTATCGGCCACACAGTCACACTCCTGTTGGCATTCAGGGCATTTATGTACATCAATTCCCTGAGCCCGCTCAATGTCATCTAGTGAACAACCGGGCGGCAAGTCCCACCTGAAAAGTCCGTTGCGCATTTTCGTTACCTCTCTTGCTCTTTCGCGGTTTAGTTAAGCAGGCGTACCCGATTACCATCGATGCTGTAACACCCTGAGACCCCCTCAAACCATGCCACAGCGCTATGAAACCCCATGACGACCGCGGGCGAAATAATAGTGGTTTCGACTTCCTCGGTGTCCTTACGCAGCATAACCTTTGTACCCACTGGAAACTCGCGATTAAATTTTGCGACCATATACTCTAACCGTCTTTGGTTTGGTTGATTTCTGACATTTCTTCCCATTTGCTCTCCTCTCTCGTTTTCTGTGCTAGTAATTTCTTAACTGCGCTTAATCCCTTTTCGTACCGTTCAGTATTCTCGTATCCTAACTTTCGCGCGGTAGTCTTCTGTAGCTGAAAGTCTTTCAGTGTCGAGTTGCGTTGGCTATGTTTCTTCTTTTTCAATCAATATACCCCGTCTTTTCTGCGCTCTTAATCGACAGGAGTGCGCGGTCTTTGCGCGGTGACAAGGGACACAGAGCGTTTGCATGTTATCCACCTCAAACGGATCACCTCCGTCCGTAATTTCCTTAACATGATCGGCTTCCCAGAGGCTACCGGACATTACTCCGCATACTCGACAAACACCCTTGTCACGTCGGAACACCTCTGCTTTTAGTGCTCCGGGGCCAGTGCGAATTCTGACCTGTTTTCCACAAGCTCCGGAGCAAAACGTCCGTCGCGGTCTAAAAACCAAACCGCAGCACCATCTGCAAAGTGAGTTTCCTGAGAAATCAATACGCTCGGGGAAGTCAGAAGAGCGAAGCCGTCTTAGATTCGCCATGTCTTTCTTTCCCGGCGCGCGGTTGCGAGCTGATCTGCCCATTGCTCTCGGGCAAGCTTCGCAATCTCTAATTTACGTTTTGTGCGGACGGCTGAAGGTTTGGCTTGCCCAGCGAGATAGTCGGCTTCGCGATTGCGCTCGCGTGGTATCCATCGAAGTACGACTTTTGGTAATTGCTGTTTGAGATTTTGTGCTTCTTTGGCCCACTTGTAATACAGACCACGACGTACTTTCCACTTTCCGTTTAATTGTTGAACAACGAGCTTTGAGTCGCCGTAAATTACCCCTTGAGAGATATGATTTTTGAGCAGGAAGCGCAGCACCGCAATCACCCCAGCGTATTCAGCGACATTACATGACATTTCCGGTCCACAGCCGACATAGACAGACTCTTGGAATAATGTCTTTCCTTCCTTGTTTCTAACTATAGCCCCATAGGTTGCTTGACCCTTCGGACCACAACCACCATCGAAGTAACTTACAGTCTCGATATCCATGTCTTTCCTATTACAACGCTTAGGGTGGTGAAGCGAAGCGAGGACAGACGGAGCCTTATAGTAACAGGGTGTCTGTCCACGAGAAGTCAACGCCCAGTGACGGAGCCAGCTCGCTTCGGACGCGGGTTCTGCGCGGGGTGTGTACGTCCTAGTCGAATCGGACGCACGGCCATGCAATTACATTTAACGTCTTATCCGCGCACGCCCATAGCGCTAAAACATGCTACAGCCTCTGCCGAGGATGTTCCGCAAGCGGGTGCCTTAGACGGGATACATTCAAATTGTGATTGTGGATTGAAATCCATTATCGACTATACCCAAAACAATCTTATGATAATTTTGCCATTGAAGGCAAGAACTTTTTTTGCTAGGATGTTTTTGGCTTTGGTCACTTCGGATAATTGCCTGCCTAAAAACCATGCGACTATATCCAACCGAAGATGAGCCACGGCTGAATGATTTGACCGTCATCAGCCTTTAAGATCCAAGCACGCGCCCCGCCAGTTTAACGACCAGCGGGGCGTTCGTGTGTCTGGGCTAAAACGGTATCAGTGAGTCTAACTTTTCAAGCATTGCCTCACGGAGCGGTTTGGGTAACTTTTCAATCTCGCCCCAGTTAGTAGTCCCGAAATAGTCCGTCAGAAGTTGCTCTGTCGTAGCTCCGTCTACGGCCTTTGTGTCTGCCAATGCGTTGACTGTTCGTTTGATATCCCGTAACGGGTCATCTTCCGCGTCGTGACTTTCCAGCCCGTTTGAATCCTGAGCGGGGTGTGAATCCTCTGTCTTGTTCTCCTGAGGGCTCTGAGCCCCGTTTCTGGCGAAAGCAGCGGCCCCTACTGTCGGGATGACAAACCGGATCATCCGGTCAGTGAGAAAGTCTTCTTGAGCACCGTAATCCCACTTCCCGCTGGAACGTTGAATGGGTTCAGGCATTTGACCCGGATTCTCACGGGTATACTTCTGCGGCACTGAAACCCCGTCCTGTTGAGCGTTAAACGCGATTGCGTCTTCTTTCTTGTCGTGCCACGCAGAGAACCGAACAGGTTTTGAGTAATCAATCATTTCCGCGATTTTCATAAAGCGGGTGTTTACTCGTGAGTCAAAAGGGATTTCCAGAACACAATCGGTTCCGTCCGCGTCGATGAAAATATTCCAACCCCGGAACTTTCGCCCGCCGTGCTCCCGATCGTAGCGTTCAATTTTGTTTATATACCCAGCTACGGCCCGGTAGGGATGGATCCATTTTTTGTAAGGCGTTCCATCGAACACGCCTTCGATCTTTTTGAATCCTTCTCTCTCGATTTTGGACTCCTGGATAATTCCACCGTGCTTGATTTTCAGGTAAATACCTTTACCGCCGTCGTATTCCTCTAACGCCATGATAGTTTTCCTTTCGTTAAGGCGAGCTAATTACTTAATCTCGCATTGGTTAATAGGGAATAAGCCCCAGCTTTGTTTCAGAAGCGATTTTAATGCTTTCTTTCAGTTGATTGCTGAGACTTGGTTTAAGTTTTGCCCACTGTGGACAAAATTCCGAAACCGGGCAATACGATTCACAGCGAACCGATCCGCCCGGTCTGTGTTCTAGTTGATATAAATGCGCGTGACTATCAGCGATATTATTGTCGATCCATCTCTTTGCCTGACTTTCATCGTCGCATAACTTGGTGGCCTTTTTATTTCCTTTTTTCATGATGGCCCACTTGACCGGATGCGCCCAACGTTCTTCCTCTGAACATTCGGGCCAGATACCCTCACGATCGGCTCGTTGATGCAAGGCGACTCGTTCATGTAGATAAGCTCTAACCTGTTCATTGGACCATAACGGAACAGGCTTGATAATTACTTGTCGTTGGGGATAATCGGGTTCTCTTGCGGCCCGTGATCTAGACCAATCCCGGCCAATAGCAACAATCTGAGCCCTTAAAACTATTTTACCGATCAATCGAAGTAAATAGGCGTAGACATTTACTTGTGCTTCCCATTCGGATTTTAGGTTCTTATCCTTCATGGCATAGACTGAGGTCAGTTTCCAGTCAGTTAATACTTCACCTTCTAAGGTAAACTCACTGAGATCGTAGTGACCGATAACTTTCCAGCCTAAAATCTCAGTTGAGAGCGCCTCTTCCGTGGTACAATGATCGAAGTTCTTTGCACTCTTTTCTAGCACGTCATGTAGCAGGGTTCCCATGAGAGAGAAGATGCGATCCGCGGCGTCTTCTTCGATGTCGTTATCGTGTCGTTTCATTAAAGCCCGGAGCTGGACGGGCTGGATGACACTGGATACGCGAATAGAATTCGGATCATCGTCAGACTCGTGACGGGTAGCGGTGACAGCCCTTACGAGCGGGGCGGGCAGGTTGTATTTATTCGTTATTCTCATCCGATCCTCCGTCCTTCATCAAGCCACCGTAAACGGCTCTGATGAACCGTTAAGAGCGATTCCAGCGCCCGTATTCGTTCTTTAGCGGCGTCTCTGATGGCTTCCGCGATTCTCGCTTCGCGCATCTGATGTTCAACGATCTGAGTCGTCATTGCGTCCTTAACGGCCACGGTTTCTTTTGGATTATCAGTTGAGATTTTCAAAAGGGCTTTGGCCCACGCTACGTCGTAGTCGTTCCGGGCCTCGGCGGCGATCCGGCACAGTGCCTCGAACTCATCTATGACGCCACTCAGGCTATTTGAGAGACGTACTAATTCCTGTTCGATAGAAACCAGATCGTTCATCACTTCCCCTCTCCCTTTAGTTGCTCAAGCGCGGCCAGCAACGACTCGTGCGCAGCTTCCAAGTAGCTCCTGGCCGCAGTCCATGCTGCCTCGTCGGACTCCGGTATCTCGCCTAGCACCTGTGGATGACGATGTTTAACGACCTCGATCGCTTCTCCAATAGTATCGGCGCGGGCGGTGGCGAGCTTCTGTCGCGCTTCTGCTAACGCTGCCTGCGAGTGGCCTAAGTGAGTCATCAGTCGCCGTATCTCGTCTTTAAGCTGCTCGACTTCCGCCGTGACGAACGGATACGCAGGACCAACACGGAAGCCAATTCCGTTTGGCACGAACGATTGCGCGTACCACTTTTCGTAATCTTCCTTCGGCATGTCTGGTGGTAGTTGATCCTCGTACGTGTACCGCACTTCTGGATGCTGTACTGGTAAGTAGTCTATAGGTTGACGTGACTGCTTGCCGTGTCTGAATCCGTTGTTGTAACCGTCAGCGTGGGATCGATCCAGTAGCGCGGCAATCTCGGTAATCAGTTCTCGTAGATCGCGGAAGTCAGATGCTGGCCCAATCTTAGGAAATCGTTTCGACGCGTGAACACGCTGATGCCACGCCTCAACGAATTGTCGCGCCTTCTCTTGCGTATCCAGCGCATCGGCTTCTGGTTGCGCTGTGGTTGGTGTGGTAGTGCTCACCGGATTGCAGTTGCATGGCCTATCAGGGTAGATCCATTTATCGCACTCGACAGTATGGCCCACCGTATCGCCTTCTAGTTGCGCTACCTCGATCGCGGGTTCATTGTCTTCGTTGATTATCATTCGTCCGTCATAGTTGATTGAGCCTGACATTTCTTCGATCGTGGGTAGTTGACCACTCATTGTGTAGTTCGCTGGCCGCCCTACTACGGGAACAGTGGCAGTGATTTCTTCAAGCCTGTCGAGGTTAATAACCCCGCTAACAGCGTCGAGCTGAGCAAGCAGGTAGTCGATGACCTCGCACGCGAACTCAAACCTTGCCGTTGGGCTGCTCAGGTGCGACCACGGTAAAAGCTTCACCGCCCGTGCTTGCTTAATTGAATCGAGATCAATTTTGTCGCTCATGGTATTAGTCTCCTTCACGATCCCATACGTACAGCACCGTCATGCCCGCGACGAATCCACACGCGCAACTAAGTAAAGCGATTATTCATCTAACGAATGGACCAAACACCTTATGACACCATTCACAGTATTTATGCCATGCGGTTGACTGAGCGCTGATCTGGATCCAGCACAACTCCAGCCAGCCGCAACGTGGACATTGCTCGCTAATTCGTTCAGTCATGATGATTCATTGCTTTTCAACTTCGCGCTCGCTTCATATGCGATTGCGTCTGTCGTTCGCAGAAGTCCGCAATGGTTCGCAGGCAAGTCCGTTCAAATACAAGATCCGCGTTCGGTAAAAACGAATACTGTCGCCAGCGCCCTTCGCCGAGGCTGATGCGTGTCTGCGTGTTACGCACGGTCCAGATCTTTGTCTTCGGCACTGGTCCGACAATATCGCCAAGCTGAGTGGCTTTAACGAAACGTAGTCGCTTCTTCACGTCCTCTCTCCTTCCCTCTCTGCGCGGGACTTGGCCCAAGCGCGAACTTGATCCATCGCTTCGTCAAGACTCGCGCGCTCCGTTCGCAGCAACTCGAGCGGCACAATACTGTTCGCGTAAACTGTGATAGCGACGCCGCCGGTCGTAAGAAAGCTCACGTTGCAGCAATGCGGCGTCAACTCTCGAAGTTCTTTCAGCGCTGCTTCTACTGTTAATCCTGTCTCAAAGTGGGGAGTGGCGATTATCCGCCTGAGAATCTCGTTTGCCGTAGCTCGCAAGTAGCCCAGCCGGAGTTTGTCGCCGCCAGCCGCATTCTCTGCTGTCTGTCCGCATTCGTCGATGTAGCCGTTGATGATACCCAGCACGTCCGCTGCTGCGCGGGGAAGATCAGCGTCCGGTAACTTCGCGGCGCGCAAAGTCATGGCCATGTTCGTTCCGAATTCAACAGTACGTTCGTTAGTTTCCGGCCCGTTTCGTAACGTGTCCTCAATCCATTGTGCGGCCCACTCAAGGGCGTCGTTGTATGTTTTTGCCACTTAATCCTCCAAGAAGTAATCGTGCGGCGCTTCTCCAGCTCGCAATTCGTACACCGCCCGGCTTCAATGTCTGCACTCGTCAGCACCGCGTCGCAAGACCAGCACGCGCCGAGGTTGTAGTCGGAGCGAGGTGCGGTGATGCGGGCGTGGAGTTGAGTGCGGCTGATCATAGGTACTTCTCGATTCTGTCGGCGATGTACTCAAATGTTTCGCCACGGTCATTTAACTTTGACGCTGACGCTGAATTACTCGCGATTCCGAGAACGGGGTTAGGGTCGCCGAGTTCCGCCCACTCCTGTACCGCAAAGGGAAGTTCTGAATCGTCAGCGCCATTGGAGGTTTCAAACCACGCTTTGTTGTGTTCGTTCCATGAGCCGTCGCCTGTATCTTTACGGTAGACCTCACACAGTACTCCTAGACAACAGAAGCGATCGTCTCCGTTGGAAACCCGTAGCAGCTTTTTGCCTTGTTCATACTTGCCGCTCCGCAGCGCCTTGATCCACAACTTCTTGATTCGTTTGTTCATCTCTGAATCCTCTCCCTCCCGACGCGCAGCATTTCAATCAGATTTCTCATCTGACATTCGCCTCCGTATCCAGCTTACCCGCATCATACAATCCGATCCGTTCACAGATTCGCATCATCTGATTTGCTATCCCGCGTCTCTCGTTGATAAGCGCTCCGGCGCAGTGAATCGACTTCCCGGTGGCGCGATACTCGGACTCTTCATTGTCCGCATCAGCGGTCTGATGACAGGGGAATTCATTAGCGGCGAACTCTCTCAGTCGCGCCAGTTTGAAGCCTCGCTTCATTTGCGGCGTGTTCAGAAACGGACACTGGTTGCACGGCGAAGTCATCGTGTATTTCACTCTGTCCCCACTTTCCGTGTGCGTAGTAGCTCTTTCAGGTCAGTGTTCTGCTCCCGCAATGTCTCTGTATGCGCATCAGCCCAGCCTGTCGCGTAGCCCGTAGAATAATCGTAAAATTGCGGGTCGAAGTTGTACGGGGCGCATTGCAACTCGGCTATCCGTTGACACACCGCATCGACGAAATTACAGCGCTGCTCGTTGGCGAAATCTTCATCTGCGTTATCGAACCGCCACTCGTGTGTTAGGCTGTCCGAGTGCCGGCAGCCTGCGTCGATCACGTCCATGATGGCCGCACGAATTGTCGTCAACGAGGCGAACTTCTTATCGTTCTCCATTGCGGCCAGGATTCGTTGCGCACGGGCCGGATCGAGTCGCTCCGTCAATTTCTCTCCGTCGTTCAAATCTACTCGGGCTCGTTCCAGCACGGGAGTGGCGAGGGCGATGAACTCAGCTTCATTTAGCCTGCTCGACTGCTCACCCACCCAGCGGCACATACTACATGCGCATAGATTACTGTCGTGAATCATTGCCGTACCTCCTCTTCCACCGTCACTACGTCCGGCCGTTCACGCTCGTCTTCGCCTGTCAACTCTTCCAGTTGCCGATCGAGTATTTCCTGAATCTCACCACGACTGCGACAACGGATATAGAGGTGCCACGTCCACCACAGGCGGTTACGGCAATCGCCCCAGCGCAGTACGCCGAAGTTTCCACCCAACGCCCGGTACATAACCGAGTAACACATGTAGATGACAAGAAACGGCGGCATGATGTCAAAGTGTTTGAAACAGTCACGCGCGGCTTTGCAACGTTCATTATAAAATTGCTTGTTGGGTGGCTTAATGTTAACTCTCATCCGCGCTCGCCTCCTCGGGTGGTGGGGTTGGTTGCGCTCATCCCAGCCACGTCTTGATCTGTTCAAGGTAGTAGATCGCCGCATAGATCACGTAGGTCCAGCCGAACACGGCGGCAAGTAACGCCCAGAGGAACGAATGCCACAGCTTCCATGAAATAATGAAAGCTACTACGCCGCCCGCTGAAAACATTGTGCAGCCTGCGCCGCTACTTGAATTTGATTTGCTCTCACTCATCTCCTCCCCTTCCCTTTCGGCCCCGGCTTCATCCTTTACACGTTCCGCACGCAAATGCGAACAATGTTGCTAGGTTAATTTCTGCGATAGCCTGATTTTCCTTGTAGAGCACGATGAACATTTCCGTGAATAGATGCGCCTCTTCCATGTCGATAACAGCCGAACCGATCTCGTTTGATTCTGGCGACAGGCGAGAGCGTAATTCTAGTTCGCGCTCCGATAAGTGCTTCAATCCCCAGAATCCCGCATTGTCGAAGTTACCGCCGAAAGCTACGGCGTCCAAGTCCTGCTCGTCAGGCTCGTGCCAGTCGGGCCGGACCTTTAGCTCTTTTGCTAATTCCTGTAGTTGTAGTTGCGTGCGAATCCTTCTGATGTCGCTCATCTTTTTTCTTTCGGCTCCTCGCGCCAGTCCATGCGCTTACATCTTGAGCAAACCTTCGGCAACTTCGGTTTACGTGGATGCCAGACATGGCCGCAGCGCTTGCATTCCAACGTGCTTAGTTTCACTCTCATACTGATACGTATAACCTATACGTAGTGAGAAGTCAACAAAATAATTCACTCCTCTCTCACCCACTCCGGCGCAGGGTGGCGAGCAGCTCCTTGAACTCGTCCAGACTGCGCCGGGCCTGACCGTTGCCGAGATGCGAAGACTTATTACCTGCGTAGGCATCGACGTACTTCTGTATCGCGGCTACCAGTCGTGGCACGGCAGCGTGGTCAGCGACAATCTGCTCGGCAGTTGCTTCGTCCGTCGTAAAAGCCACATAGAAGCCGCGCTCGTCAACGATCTCTCGCTTGCTCTTATGGACGCGCCACTCCCTAGTGTCCGGCGCGGGTTGCGTGGCGGGTTGTGTAGCTGGCTGCGGTAATGGCTTGTGATGCGACGGATGTGTATCATCCGCGCCGCATCTGACGCAGTATTTTCCATAAGGCTCAAATTCGTGGTAAGGCATAGTCGTTTCAGTTGTCATCTCCTGATCCCCTTTCTGAGTTGCGGTCTGATGAGTTGCGTTAGCAAACGCAATGGTCCGTTAGTTCCATAAACCACGCACGCCAGTATTCAATATGATCACTAGCAGGAAGATCCTTTCTAATCGTCACCGACGGAGGGTGGACGTAGACATCGTTACCTAGCACGGTAACAACCCAGCCGTTATTTTTATTCCACTCCTTTTAACTTTCCATCTCAAACTCATCATAGTCACCGTGCGCTGCAAACACGCAGGCTCGTTCCATGTAGTAAGGCTCGCCAAAGAACTTGTGTAGAATCGTCTCGGCGACGTCGTAAGCAAACCCCGTATCAATCGGATCGCCGTTGAGATACGTATCTCGCAACGTGATCCAGACACCGTGTAGCTCTCGCTTCACGATCCGCCCGTCACGGCCTTGTAATTCAGGAAAGTCGGGTCCGGCGTAGACTGCGAATTTGTCAACCGTCGTCATCATCCTTCTCCTCTTTCTTTAAGGTGAGCACGAGATTAGTCGCCCTTAGCCACCAAACCATGCCGCTGAAACATTATTGAGCATTGTCGGCCACGAATTGTCCGGTGTATACATCTTTCGCGTCTTTCTGGCCCATGTAATTACCTCACCTGGAGAGTCGATCACCGTCTCGTAACTAAAACTCTGATATGGCGTAAGTACCGAACTGTCCGAATCGTGAACCACAACACAAAACGTCGCACCGCGTTTATCAATTCCCATAAAAGTACAGTCGGATAAGCTGGCGACTTTCTCTGCACGTTCCGCGATCAGGTTCATAGCCTGAAATCTATTTAGACCCTGCTCCCGAGCAAGATCGTTTCTGAATTGAAAGTTTGGATTCACTGTCTTAATCTCCTCTGTCGTGTTCGTCTCGTTCATAGTGAGTGCATCCTACTTGTTGAGTTTTTCAACCGAGCCGCCATCGATCCCCTGTTTCCAGTAGCCGTATGTACCATCGTCGCGCAATGTCTCGATGTACCAGCCGTCTGTTTTACCGTAGTGGTTAGCAGTTTTGACATTGAACTCGCGCCCGTTGATACGAACTCGATCACCGCTCTTAAGATCGAAGTGTTTGACCAAGTTCAGTCCGGCCTTGCGCTTGTCGGCGCACTTGCCACATTCGCCGTAACCATTCAGAAAGTTAAGTTTCTGACATACCTTGCAATCTTCCATACCCTGCTCGCGCTGACTTGCGGCATCAAATTCATTGAGCGTGTCAAAGGCAGACTGCGCATCTTCAATAGCTTCACGGACGTTTGCTTTGCCGATCTGCGAGTACGGTTTGTCGTACATCGCGCCCGCAAGTTGCAACAGTTTCTCGCTGCGTGACATTAAGCGGTTGATTAGATCATTGCGACTGCTCGCGTCTACCATTGATAGGATTTGCTTTGTCGTTTTCGGTTGCATCGTTGTTATTTCTCCTTGACGCGCATCCTACTCCTGTTATTTCCACCTGTCAAGCAAATAATTACCACTTGACAAAATTATTTTCAGGGTGTAATCTGCGGCTCGATGAAACCCGTAACGATTACAGAAGCGGCCAAGATCAAAGGCGTGACGCGACAGGCGATCCACGCTGCCATCCGGGCCGACAAGCTCAGAACTGTCATAGTTGACGTGCCGACGCGCATGGTGGTGCGGCAATCGCTAAACCACTGGCAACCGAATGGCAATATGAAGCGAGCTGGCAGACCGAAGCGAAAGGGGTAAAGGAGATGAATCTAGCACTGACAACCAATGACGGCGAGATCGTAACCGTAGTCGAAGATATTGAGGATTACGACCTAAGTAAGCAGGTGGCAGCGGTGGAAGTAATTGAAGCTATTAAGACGGAGCTTGCAAGGAGACGGCATGGGTAAGCGGCGTAGCGCTGTCCATTACACGCCTGTAGACACGTGGTCATGGTGTAAGTTACCGCTTCCAGTTAACGGAACGGCCAATCTTGAGCACGTAACCTGCAAGCGCTGTATCGCAGCGATGACGCCAGCACAACGAGCGCAGCAACTAACCAACCCACGGGAGGGAGTACGAGCGAGGCGAGCGATATCTACGCAAGGCAAGTCCAAGATCTCCGCAACTGGTACAAGCTGCGACTGCCAGCCTTCGGCAAGATCGTACTTAGCGAGGCTGAATACAAAGCCGGAACCGACAGTCTCGAAGGTTTCCACGCAGATCTGGTCAAGGCCGCATTTGTCGAATGGCTGTCAATGCGCAGGTACGAACTGAGCTACAATCAGGGTTGTGTAGCGTTCTTTAGCGCGGCGAAGGATTTGGAACTACTGGAGGTTCAGCCATGATCACCACCACCTACAACCTCTGGCGTAATGGAGGACAGCCATGCACCGACTAACCCTCTCCGACTACGCCCTCGTCATCCTGCTCCTTATTGCCCTGGCGCTCGGTTTGAGCTATGGGTTACAGCGCTGGTTGACGCAGGTGAGTAGTGAGACGAGTGGGCGAATTGAGCACGCGGGGAGGAGCTATCAATGATCTTTCCAGTTATTACGTTTTTCCTCGCGGTTGTGGCATTAGTTGGACTCGTTCGATCGGAGTCTTTTGCCGCACAGGCTATATTCGCGTTCTGGGCAGTTCTGCTTACGATCTTGACCGCGCAAGCCTCGACCGATGAAGCAATTGAAGAACGGCGTAAGTCAAGAGAAACGGCTTAGAAACAGGCACTGGTAAATAACGCACGGGCCAACAAATCTCAACGGTGACTAACACGGATGAAATATTGAAGTAAGAAATTCTTCCGTTCATTGAGTGACTGTAGTACAGTAGGGGATTAGAGGGTCACGTATGATCTCAATTCCACTAATAATTTGCTTACTTGGCCTGACTTTTTGGATCATCCTGAGTGCGCCAACCTCGTCACACTGGATCAAGTCTCTACTCGCAGAAGCCTCCAAGTGGTGTTTTATTATTGGTTTATTCTGGACTTTAGCGCCTTATGCGGGGAAGGTGTTGTTTTAGGGCAGTTACCGTGAGCACGAATCGCCTTATTGTCGCCGCTTTTGACTGGACTGAGCAACGCTCTCGTGCCGCGGTCGCCCTAGCTGAAGGGAAGACACAAAAGCAAGTTGCGCAAGAGGTTGAGGCGGGAGAGCGCACAATCCGAGACTGGCTGGCTAATCCTGATTTCGCGGCAGAGGTAGATCGGTTATCTTTAATGGTGGGAATTGCGAGTCGGGCTGAACGGCTTCGATTAGCGATGCGTGTTGTCAGAGAGAGAACCAAAGGTGAGGCGCCGGAAACAGATAGAGACTTGCTAGAATGGCTAAAGTTTGCGCAAAGTGAAACGGACGGAATCAAACTCAGTCTTACCGCCCAACTTGCCGCCGTCTCTACGACTGAGACACCTGTGGCCGATTCAGGATCAGATCGAGATAGCCTCACGAGCCAGTCAATCTAATAGTCCCGTCCTCGAAAAATATCAATCCCGTCCACAAGCTTACGCCAGAGAAATCCTTGGGGTCTCGCTGACCGAGGATCAGGACGAGATGCTGCAAAGCATCATTGATAACCGCTACACTCTCGTCAAAGCTTCTCACGCAATCGGTAAGACGATGACAGCAGCGGTCGCTCTTTCTCACTGGTATGATTGCTGGGCGCGACATATTGGTTATGTGACCGCGCCAACCTGGGATCAGTCGTTCGGACTCACTTTCAAGCAGTTAAAGTCTCTTCGCCGCGCTAAGAATCTGCCCGGTTTAATCCTTGAGCGCATAATTAAAGATGCAGATAAGAACCGCGAGGGAGATCATTACGTTCGCGCCCTCAATGCTGAAAAAGGCGAAGGGTTTCAGGGAGAGCACTCGGCCCCGATCCTGATTGTCATCGAGGAAGGACCAGGCGTTCCAAAATATATCTGGGATGCTATCGGTGGCTTGATGACTACCCCGTCATGTCGAGTTTTCGCTATTGGCAATCCAACTGACGAGGCGACCGAGTTTGGGCTCGCTTCTGAGTCGTCGCTCTATCACGCAATGAGCATTTCCGCATTGAACCATCCAAACATTACCGCAGAGTTAAAATGCGAGGATGCACCCATTCCTGAAGCCGTCCGTCTCCTATGGCTGAAAGAAATGCTCGAAAAGGAATGTGAGCAAGTCGATTCTCCCTCAGAAGAATCATTCTTCTTTGTAGCTTTGCCTGAGATTGAAAAAGCCTTACGCGGTCAACCGGCAGACCTAGCCCACCAGTGGCACTACATGCCGACAGCATACTTTCAGGGTCGCGTGCTGGGCGAATTCCCAACACAGGCTGATCAGCAAGTTATTCCTAAATCCTGGTTAAAGTTTCAACCTGCTCTTACATGGTTAGGATCTGATTTACCCGAAATTGGTTGCGACGTTGCGCGTTTTGGTGACGATCGCACCACAGTCTTTGTACGTCGCGGGCCATGTCTGCTGAAGGGCAGTGAAATTCGCAAGATGGACACGGTTGAAGTTGCTACAGCTTGTAAAGATGAAGCGCTCGAAGCTGCACAAAACTATAAACCTGAGGCAACTAAAGAAGAGCAAGAGAGAATCGCCAAAAGACTCAGAATAAAGATTGACGTTACCGGAGGTTTAGGCGCAGGACCGCGCGACCTCCTTAAAAGTTGGGGTTACAACGCGATCTCCGTAAATTCAAGTGAAAAGGCCAAGGACGAGGAGCAATACAAGAATGTGCGCTCTGAATTGTGGTTTGAGATGCGCGAGCGAGCCCGTACTAAGAGACTTGACCTCTCACGATTGCGCAAAGACATTCGTGAACGTTTAGAGCGGGAATTTTCGGCTCCGAAGTACAAAGCGCCTGGCAAAAAGGTCGTAGAAGACAAGGCGCAAATGAAAGCGCGGCTGGGATACTCCCCAGACTTGGCAGACGGAGCAAATCTCACATTCTACGAACCTGCCAAGAGCGGTCAGGTTCAAATAGTAGGCCGGATACTCGGGTAGATACCTACAGATAATTCTAGTTGACGATAAGTAGGAATAGGTGTAGAGTGCACCCCTATGAGAGTCGAGTATGAACTTGACCAATGGGAATGGCAGGGCACGACACGCTCGATCGAGATCGATCCTGAAGATTACGCTGGGCTGAGCGCAGATGAAATCAAAACACGGGTCTATAAAGAAATCCGGCGAGACGCTGAGCAGAATCTGCACTTTGTTTATGCTGAGGACGACGTTGCCCAAGAGATCATAGAAGCCGCAGAGTCAGAAGACGACGAAGATGAGGCAGACTAAAGGTGCGCTACCAAAGTAAAACCTACTCTCTCTCAGATGAAGTTGTCTTATGGCTGGAAGGGTTGCGCGCGGATTACGGCTCTATCAACAAGGGCTTGCTGGCAGTGATGGCGGTGAACGGCAGTGCTGACAAGAACGAGTCTATACAACACTCAGACCCTCGCACGATTCCCGGCATCTCGGTTGGCTTACCAGAACAGAAACCGGAAGCTGGAGGATTCAAATGCCGCTGCGTTCACGCCAACTGCGGCAAGAAGTTTATGGCACCGACTCGCTACGCGACTCTTTGCGATGATTGTAAGGAGAAGGGTCACTTAGGGGTCCCAAAAGACTGTGGCGAGTGCTTGCTGTTACAGGGAGGATTGTGAGAGTTAAAGGTGAATGGCCCAGTGACGGTTAAGTATCCTAACTTGAAGCCGATGACCTACTTTAACCCCAACAGCCCAACCTTACGCGAGTTGATCATCGTCCTATTTGTAGGTATAGCGGTACTGGTAACAACAAGACTGGAAGAGGCGTGGCGGTTTGTTACAGGAGGAGCCCGATGAATGAAGAACAGAAATCGATGGAAGAGCTACTCGACGAGGCGACGGGACACCTTAACGACGCACGGCGACACTTAAATCAACTATTAGATGATCCTGAGCTGGGAAAACTATTTGAGCTACCGGATTGGCTGGCGACTATCGAGATCGACGGCGAACAGTAAAAAGGTTAAATGCGCGACTCATGGTTAATTATCTATCCTCTCGTTCTCGTAATCGAGGATTGTTACGTGCCTGAATCAGCCCGCTTAATTCTTGAAGTAGTAAAATACCTTGACGATGAAACCTGCGCGGTAACGCTTAAGCTACGGGCTATGGAAGCAGGTTGGAATCCGAGTCTCAATTAAGGCGGGATGCGTTACATGCGCCGAACGTCAGACCGACGCATGTATCCGGCTTCTGTTCCTGATACGAGCTGACGCAGGGATTTGTATTATAACTTAATCTATAGCCTATTTTGAATCTGAATTGGGTAACAAAGTGAATCTTACCTCCTGTCCTGATTGCGATAAGAGTATCTCACTCTCTGCGGAAACCTGTCCGCACTGCGGCAAACTCTTTGCCCGTGAACCGACTGAGGTTACTCCCGGCCCGCGCTGGTCGTGGACAATCTACTGGGGCATAGTGCTGTTTGTGGTGATTCCGGGAATTATCAGTGCGGTAATTTCCACTCTCATATTCCTGTTGATAGCGGGAGCAGTGGCAGCAAGGAGATGAGTCGCAGGTTGGATTAAACTCGGCTCGCGTAAAACTTTTCTCGCCTGAAAACCTTTAACTCGTTTATACTGCGCAACAGAAAAGGCCAGCGATGGTCTATTTCCTCTGAGAACGATCGAGATAGGTAATCGCATTAATAAGACTATCTCGACGGTCTTTGAAACAACCAAGTCCTAAGTTACATTGGGTACACAAGAGCCCGCGTACAAAGCCCGTAGCGTGATCGTGATCAACGGCAAACGGCAACTTCCCGCTGCCGTCCCATTCGCGCAACTCGCTACAGATAGCACATCTGCGGCCTTGTATTTCGTAACGACGTTTATATGAGATGTAGGTCAACCCGTATTGCTTAAGCCGTTCATCAATGCGGGGGTGAGACGATGACCGCGGGGCGTTTTTCATACCCCGCAATGTGACGTATTCCATGCAAAAGGTCTTATTTCTGAACAGGTATAGCGGTAAGTTCTTAATGCAGCCGGGGCAAAGTTTCTTAGGTTCCGTGCTAGATGGTGTGGTATCCATTGGGCGCGATCTCCTGAATAGATTGCGATTGATGGTAGAACGGTCAGAACGCCTAAACGCTCTGACCGTTCGTATTGTAACACGCTTTCAACGAGCCATTACCTGATGCCCGATCTCCTGAACGACGCCAATTCCCCAGCCTATCGTAATGCGGCGTGGACGCGCCAGCAGCCAGCCTTAACCCTCGTGCGCGATCTCGCTGGGGGCACACCTGTTATCCGCGCCAAAGGTGAGACCTATCTCCCTAAAGAAGCAGGTGAGAGTCAGACTGCTTATGACGTGCGCCTCGCTCGCTCACTCCTGTTCAACACCTTCGTCAAGGTACGGGAAGCCCTTATCGGCATGGCGCTCAAGCGCAACCCTGAGTTACAGGATGACGTACCTGCCCAAATCAAATCCGACATCGAAGACATCGATCTCGAGGGCAACCATCTCGACGTATTCATTAAAGAATCCTTTCGCGACGTAATCAACGATGGGCACGTGATCTGGTTGATTGACATGCAGCCGCCGCTTGATCGCTCATTGACCTCGCTTTCATCCACGCCGACCGCGGAAGATGATCAAATCGCGGGCCGTCGCCCTTACTGGGTGAAGTATCGGAAAGACCAGGCCATCAACTGGAAATCAGATCGCATTAACGGTGAGAAGGTACTTACTAAACTCACCCTTGAAGAATGCGCTACTAAGACCGACGGCGAGTATGGCGAACAGGAAGTGAAGCGTTATCGTGTACTGACGCTGCCAAAGCTCGCGGAGAAGACTGCCACGAGACCAGCTGTGTATGGCCCGATGGTCTGGGAATTGTTTGAGAAGCGCACAACCAGCGGGCAGGATAGTTACGATCTGATTGATGGCAACGTTACCGATCTCGATCGTATTCCTATCGTGGTCATCTACGCGCGTAAGAAAGGGTTACTGGAATCCGATCCACCTTTACTTGATCTCGCTTACCTGAATATTGGTCACTGGCAGCAATGGAGTGATTTGAATTGTCAACTCCGCATGTTGGTCCCCATCCTGCACATCAAAGGCGAGATTCTAAACGTTCCTGAGGCGCGGGAAGGTTCACCCAAACCACAATTGAAGATCGGGCCGGGCGTGGCGGTGCAGACTGATAAGGACGGAGCAGTAGCGTATGTCTCTGCCGACGCTGAAGCTACACAAGGCATGAGCGACAATCTGTCCAGTCTTGAACAGCGCATGTCAGCAGTCGGGTTATCGATTATCGCTCCTAAGCCTACTCAGCCCGCACAAGCGCCAACCGCTACTGAAAAGGTAATGGACCAGAATGAGCGCGAGTCGGAACTGGCTTCATGGTTACGAGCATTAAAAGACGGTATTGAGGCTGCATTTCAGGTTCATGCTGAGTATCTGGGCTTGCCGGACGGAGGCTCGATCATTCTCGGATTCGATGAAGTAGATCCTGAAGCAGTGCAGGCGGTTGAGGCTCCGAAAGGTGGGGTTCAACCGCAACAGGTTCCTGCCCCCACGATGGTACAGTGAAGAAAGACAAACCTATATCCTTTCGTCTCTACCCTGAGGGCTCGTTTCTTTATTGCCAAGTAAACATCTGGCCTAACAAGAAAGCAATGCACGCTCATACCCGGTTGCCTAATCACAACTACGAAGCCTGCTGTGGGGGCCGCGAGGAGTATGTGGTTAGAAAGAAGAAAAGGACGCGCAAGACAGGCTTGTTCGCGGAGGCAAATTTCAACAGGCACCGGGTAGGCGTGGAAATCATGTCGCACGAGTTAACCCATGCAGCCTTTGCGTTCGCTGAGCGACGTAAGCTTGATTTGAATGAGGCTATTGACAAGACTTATATTGAGAACGGCGCGTTAGTCGCAATGCAGCGCGATGGCCCTGAGGAACGATTCTGTTATGCGCTGGGCCAGATGTGCCGCCAGTTCACTATTAAGTGTTACGAGTTGGGTATTTATCCTTGAGTGTTACCGCGTGCTCGGTTGAATTGCCCAGCCGCTTCATCAACTATCCGATCCATCAATCCCAGCACTTGTTGGGCTATCTGTCCAGCCAACACGTCCCATTCCTCACCTGAGAGTGACTGGAATGCGCTAGAATGTTTAATGTAATCATAGGCGAGTTTATTCGCGGCTTCGATTAGTTCCTGTTTAGCTTCAAGGTTCACTGGTTAGTTCTTCTAATAGCCGAGGCAATCCGCAGCGCTGTAGCTTTCGCGTCGCCAAGTGTGCCGTTGCGCCAGTCAATCATGGAGTCCCGCTCAGCGATTAAGGCGGCGCGCTCATCACGGGCTTTAATGAGTAGCTCAATCGCGTCAAGTGGACTCGCGTAGATGTGCCACTCGTCCAAGAAGAGTTTCGCTATTTCTCTGGGGGATTTTTCTGTAGTTGTGGTTAGCATGGCAGAGTTATTAGTCGAGAGTCGCTGTTCCTGAGATGCTTAGCCGAGGTGTTGTCTAAACTCCACGAGTTTATGGGTTGTGCTGATTATACGGCCACCAGCGGATAACACTTGCGTAACCCTCATTGGTCCGCGTACTACCGTCACTATTCAGGTATGTCGGCGGCTCATCGGTGCAGAATGGTGAGTAGAGATAGTTGGTTACGTTACCGCGACGCGAAGTATAGCGGTGCGAAATACGCAACTTAACTTTTCCGTCTGGGTACTCGGCCCAAACAAGCCGAACTAATCGTAGGCGTTCAAGTAGGCGTTTTAGGCGCGTTATGAAGTCGTTCCCAATTCGCATAAGTTTCTTCTCAACAGATTCCGGCAGTGTGTCATAACGATCGAGTTCCATTTCTCGCTCCCTTCAAGGTTTTTAGTGTCCATTAGTAGGTCGCCCCACCTTCAACTCCCCGCGCTTCACGTCCCAATAAGGCGAATGACACTTAGCACACGTCTTTGGTCTCTCCGGTGATCTAGGCCACCATGATTTATTACAGCGGAGACAGTGGAGTTGCTTGAGTGTTGCGGTCATCTATTCGGCCCTGCCCGTGCAATCATAGAGTAGCGCAAGACCACCGATGCGCAACGGCTTGGCGGCCTTTTGGTTAGGCCGTGAATTAACCATCATAACCATTGAACAGTCTAAACAGAACGCTTCCGCGAAAGCTTTAACGCGATCGCCGTAAGAGGTAGCAAAACCGCTCATCCTGTGACCCTTAGTCACCGCTTGTTTAAGCGCATCTTTTTCTAGTTTGCGGCGTTCGTCTGCCGCTGTACGTGATTTTTTGGTTGTTACCATCGGCTTCTCCTTTGCTATTAGCCCCTCGCCAATTGATACGCATCTTCAGCCGCTCGCACGAGTCCTGTTAACGCCTTCACTGAGTAGCCTCTATTCACCGCCAACTCAATCAGTCTTTGATGTCGCGCCATTACTTCGTCCACGTCGAACGCCTGAAACTTGGAAGTGCCGCGTTTCGACTCCACTTTCGGCATCCGCTTCTGCAATAGCGCCATCAGGCGCGTTCTAACCTTCGGCATCGGTCTTTGCGAAACTTCTGCCCCGCATTGGGTACATTGACCCATCTCGTGGTCGGCAGCGGTAATTCCACCCTTGCATTGTCGGCATATCTCTTGGCGCTTCGCGTTTATCATCATGGTCAGGCGGCCTCCTTGTTAGTTTCTCTTCGGGGCCATTTCGCGGCAAATTCACTCGTGGTCAACACGGCCAAGTCGTCGCCGGGTTCTCCGTCAAAGCACGCACGGCATAGCGCTAATTCAGACTCGCCTTTGCCCGTTTCGCGGGTAAGGAACGTGCACGCCCTGCACATGTAGCAGCCTGAGCCCCGTCCGAATCTTGATCTGCGTCTCGCTTTGTTTGTCTTTGTCATGGTGAAGACAGAATACTCTAATTCTATCCACGTGTCAACATAATTCTTCTACTTTCTTCTTTTACTGCAACACTTTTTCGTAAGCCTTAATCAGCTTTTCATTCCATTCACGTCTTCCTCTTTCAAGATCCGAGACGTAGGCGGCGCTGAACTCCATCAACTCCGCTACGCGCTGGAGTGACAAGCCTGCCGTTTCTCTCTTTTCTCTCATAACCTGCCCACGATAGGTAGCATTTTCTCGCTGCCCGGTCCCGTTACAGCGTTCGCACGGTCTCGTCTTTGTTATACGCATTGCCACGCATGGTAAGCATATAAAGCTAACATTGTCAAGGGCTTAGCGATAAAAATTGTTTGCAATTTGACCGAATAAGTGTATTCTTTGTTCGATGTTGAATCTGAGTCGCCTCAGATCATCAGTTATCTTTGACGCGAAGGCGCAAAGGTTCGGCTTCTGGCCCATGAGCCAAGCGCAAATCAGGGCCACACTCAACTATGTTAAATGACTCGCAGGCTGATAATCATCGGAGGCCCGCACGTTGGTAAGACAACTCTTGCCCAGCGGTTCAAAGACGAATTTGGAATCTCCACGACTCGCCATAGTGATGACGTTAAACATCTTGGCTGGAGTGAATCGAGCGAATTTGCCTCGAAGTGGTTCAGTGAACCGGGCGAGTGGGTAATTGAAGGTGTGCAGATGGCGCGGGCCCTCAGGAAATGGCTGAAAGCTAATCCTGAAACGCCCTTAGACGCTGATATTCTGATACTTGAAAAGCCCTTTGGCCCACTGTTGCAAGGCCAGCAGTCGATGGCTAAAGGCGTACAAACGGTTTTCAGGGAAATACAAGGGGATTTAATAAAACGCGGCGCGCGGATTCACAGGTTAAGCAATCCGGACGACGCGATTGGCATTATAAATACTTCTCCCGAGCGTGATGCAGAGGAAAACCAGAAAGGTGTGATACCTCGAATGGGCTACAAGAAAACCTTAACCAAGGCCGAATGGGAGGCGCTACCGGAAACGGCGCGCCAGGCGCTTACTGAACAGAAGGTCTATGTTGCGGATGGCGAGAATTGGAAGCTTGACGCCGACGATTCCGACGATGTGACAAAACTCTCAGCTGCGATCAAAAAAGAGCGTGAGGCTCGGGCGCAGGCAGAGAAAGACCTGAAAGCGGAGCGCGACAAACTAAGTGGAGTCGATCTTGAACGATACAACCAACTCATCGCGGAGGCTGACGCCAAAGAAACCGACGAGTTGAAGTCCAAAGGCAAGATTGACGAACTTATTGAGAAACATAACAAGGAAAAGAAGGCCATCAACGACGGCTGGGAAAAGAAATACAACGACCTGACGGCAGATTTCAACACGCTGCGGGTCGATCACAGGCTTCGTAAGGCTTTCGAAGATGGCGGCGTGATCGCGGATCGCATCGATGATGCGGTTGAGCTAACCAAGAAAGTTGTAAAGCTCACGGATAAAGGCGATCTCCAGGTGCTTGATGATGATGGCTCCCCAATGGACGCGAGCCTTGACATCTACGCCAAGGAATTGCTGAAAGAGCGCAAGCCGTGGCTTTACGCGGCGAGTAACGCTGGCGGAACCGGAGCCCAAAACGGCACACATATCTCGCCTTCGGGTGTAGATCTTTCCAAGCTCTCGGCCACAGAGAAGCTGAAGTATGCTAATCGAGTGGAGGCCGGAGCTACGTAAAGGAGTAACACTAAATGGCACTCACGCTCGTGGAAGCTGCCAAGCTTAATTCGGGAGAAGTTAAGCGCAGCGCGATCATTGAGTTATTTGCGCAAGGTTCAGACATCTTACGCACCCTTCCTTTTGACACCATCGCCGGAAACGCCCTCCAGTACAATCGTGAGGAAACCCTGCCCGGCATCGGTTTTCGTGGAGTCAACGAAGCCTACACAGAATCAACGGGCGTGATCAATCCAGTCACCGAACCGCTGGTTATCGCGGGCGGTGATCTTGACGTTGACGTATTTATTCTTGACACGATGGGGCAGGATCAACGCGCCGTGCAGGAAGCGATGAAGACCAAAGCCCTTGCCCTGCGCTGGTCACAGGCAATCATCAAAGGTGACTCGACGGTTGACCCGCGCGTGTTTGATGGCCTACAGGTCAGACTGACAGGCTCGCAGAAGATTCAGGCTGGCACTACGGCCAACGGTACGCCGCTCTCTCTTGCGAAGCTGGACGAAGCCATCGACGCGGTTGATTCACCTACGCACCTGATTATGAATAAGACCATGCGGCGTTTGCTTACTGCTGCTGCGCGCGCGACTACCGTGAGCGGGTACATTACTTACGGGCAGGATGAATTCGGGCGCTCGATAACGAAGTACAACGATCTCCCGATCCTGATTATCGAGCAGGATAATGCGGGCAATGAGATCCTACCATTCACTGAGACTGCCACTTCAGGCACCGCGACTGCAACCTCCATCTACGTCGTCTCTTTCATGGAAGGAAAACTACAAGGTATTCAGAATAGCGTGATGAGCGTGCGTGATTTGGGCGAGTTGCAAACGCAGCCCGTCAAACGTACTCGCGTGGAGTGGTATGCTGGTATTGCCCTCTTCCACCCGCGCGCTGCTGCGCGTCTCTGGTCCATCTCAAACGGCGCCGTGACTGCGTAAGACGCTACAAGGAGAATCGATATGACTTATACCGCTGCAAAACATCGTGCGTCTTACACTTTTGACGCAGATCTCGAAATGAAGGACGCTGGCTTAATCGCCGCTGACGCGGCCTGGCTGGTAGGAGGCTCGGCCCGTGTATTGGATGTCGGCACAGGCCGCTTCTGTGGTCAATGCGTGATTGACGTAAGCGCGCTGGAGATTGCCTCTGGGGATGAGCGTTACACGTTTCTCATTCAAGGCAGTTCCAGTGCAACCTTCGCCTCGGACGTAGTGATCCTCGCCGCATTGCCTATAGGTGATGGTTCCACCATCGGCACCGCCTTTGGTTCATCCGGCGTGGACGTGGACGACACGACAGGGCGCTATGTCCTTCCGTTCACCAACGAGCGCAACAACACCTACTATCGCTACATTCGCGGCTGGACCGACGTTTCCGGCACGATCGCCACGGGCATCGCATTCACGGCTTTTATCGCGAAGGAATAGTTGTTGCCCTGAGTTATTCACGCGCCCCCTCGGGTCCGGTTATCGAACAAAGAAAGGGTTAAAGCAATGGCTAAGGAAGTTGTAGCGACTACGCCAAAGGTAGTCTCCACGCCGCGGATCATCAAAGATCCGCCTGCCCCGCAACAGGTACGCATTTATCACAAAGACGGCTCATTTCAGGACGTGTTTCCGGTCGATGCAAAGGAGGCAGTATTGACAGGCGAATACACGCTGGAAGCGCCAATCGTCTCGACCGAAGGTGAGAACGTGCATAAGCCGATTCGTCCTGAGACAGTGACAGGGTTGATGCCCGAGATGGGCGTACCGCTAGCTGAGCTTGAAGCGGCGGGGTCGGCTGGCGGTGAAGAGGATGACGCCGGGGCGAAACTTCGTGGTCCACTACCTGATGATTTTCCGTCTCGCGCTGCCCTTGATGCAGCTGGTTATGGTACCTACGCGAAGGTGCGCAAGCTGACCAGCAAAGGTGAAGGCTGGTGGAAAGACGTGAATGGGGTAGGTGAGAAATCATACGGGGCAATTGAAGACGCGCTCAAGGAGAAGTAATGTCCTACAATCCCGAAACGGATCAGGCGCAGTCTGAAGCCGCATCAAAACTCGCGGGCCTGACTAAAGCAAAGATCGAGGGTATGGTTGGCGGTGTCGGGGGCAGTTACAAGCTTGCCCGTGGGGTCCACACTCAGGTGGCTGCTTCCGATACGGTCGTTACCGGGCTGGCAACAGTGGTGGCGGTGATTGTTAACTTTGGCAGTGCCCCTACAGTCAAGCAGTTGTTCTGCGCAGGCTCGATTGGCGATCAGGCTGGTACTCCTGCGGCAGGCTCGGTTCTGATCACCACCTACAAACCCACTGCCGTAAATGACGTTACCCCAACCGCCGCGACGGATTTTACTGACAATGTGAAGATTGCATGGATTGCCATAGGAACTTAGGAGACTTATGCCGACCATTATTCCTAACCAGAACTTTAAGCACGGTACTGAGACTTATAAAGAGGGTGAATCCTACGAAGTCTCAGAGTCTGAGGCGTATTACTTTCAAATGGCCGGGTGGGTAGGTGAGAAAGTAGGTAGCGTAACTACTGCGACACTTGAAGTTCACGATTCACAGTTAGGCCATCAGGCGGAGGTGAAATAAGTTGGCTAAAAGTGTTCACGACTCAGTCTTGGATGGAGCCTTTGACATCCTTGATCAAGCAAACATTATGAACGTGTGCAGCGCTGAGCCCACCACGCGCACAGAAGCAATAACCACCTTCTCATTGGCTGACGTTCCGATGACGGTCAATACGGATTACACGAAGGCTAATGGCGATACTTCAGGACGTAAGTGTACAGTAGCGGCGAAGTCAGCCGTTCCTGTAGATAGCTCAGGCACAGCGACCCATGTCGCGCTCTGTGATGGTACAAACCTGCTCTACGTCACCACCTGCACATCTCAGGTTTTAACCGCGGGCAACACGGTCAATATCCCGGCGTGGAAAATTGAGATTGCCGATCCTACTTAAGAGAGCGAGATAAAGTGCCTACTATTGATCGGGCTAATCGCAAGTATCAAATCCTTGGCATCCATGGCGGCGATGTTCGCACTGTTTCCGAGAACGTAGCGCGAGTACGCATGTACATTGGCGGTGAAGAGATCGACGAGGATTTTCCTTTGCCCCGAGAGATCACCGTTGAGGAGCAGTTGGACGAAGCTATTCAAACGCGCATAGCCCACCTGAAAGGTGACAAGTGAGCCGACAGACGTGGCAAGAGGAAATCGCAACCGCAACTGCGGACGGAACGGCGGTCGCTAATACGACCACTGAATCGATTGCTTTCCCCAACCTGACAATCCCAGCAAACTTCTTACAGGATGGGCGCACACTTCGTCTCACCGCCTTTGGTAAACTCTCCACTACAGGCACGCCGACAATCATCTTTGCTATTCGTTTCGGTGGCGTGACCGGAACGCTACTGGCGACCACTGAAGCAATCACCACCGCCTCAGGAGCGGCCAACACCGCCTGGTCCCTTGATGTGCTAATTCAGGTTAGAGCAAATGGAGCCACCGGATCACTATTGGTTATGGGTAATACGCGAGTGAACCTGACTGCATCGACGGTTACGGCGGGAGTGTTTGGCGTTTCAGGTTTTGACGCACCCGCGCCCGTGACAGTGGATCTAACCGCGGATACGGCGCTCTCGATCACCGCCAAGTGGTCGGCAGCGTCATCGTCAAACACATTAACCGGGCTGATTTATACGCTTGAGGCGCTTAATTAGGAAGCAGGGAAAATCTTGGACTCGATTAAAAACTTTGCCAAAGTCACCGTGGATGGTCTCTACGATGACACTGACACCAGTATAACATTACTGACCGGACACGGAGCGCGGCTCCCCGATCCTCCCTTTAACGCCGTCTGGTGGAATGCTACCGACTTTCCCGATCCGAGTGATGATATCGGAGTTGAGATTGTACGGGTCACTGCCAAAAGCGGTGAAATTCTCACGATCACCCGCGCGCAGGAGGGCACCGACGCGAGTGATCACAGCCTGCCGGGGAAAACTTACCAGATGATCGCCGGACTGACTGGGAAGACGGTTAGTGATCTGATATCGCTACTGGGTGACGTATTCGGTTCCGGGATAGCGGTGCTAGTGCTGCCGGACGAAAGCCGTCTGCGATTACGATTCTCTTCATCTCGGTTCCTACAGGTAGACACGAACACAATCGAACTACAAAGCACGGACATCAAAGCCGGAGACGTTGAAGGTGAGGGTAATTCGTCTTACTACTTTCTGGATGATACCAATGGGCTTTTTATTCTTAATAACCTCAACTTGGCAAGCAGTCAGACTGAGAGTGCGACTACGGCAGTAGGAACGCTGGCGGGAAAGTTAGCTGTCCGTAACGTGGCTGGTACTATAGTTGGTTATCTGCCGCTTTACAATTCCATCACCTGAGAAACCTTATGTCTTATGGATCGTCAGCCTACGGAGCGATTGCATATAGCGGTTCGGCTGGATCGGATTGGCAGGTTTTCTTTCCGCTTATCTTCCGGGATACTGGAACAGTTTACGAAGCCTCAGTAAGCTTCTCGGGTAGTAATAGTTTCTATGAAGTGCGCACGCGGCAGGAAACCGAGGAAATCAACGTAGTCTACCGGATCTATTCAGCGCATGAGGCGGGGGAAACACCACAACTACAGGTAACAGCAGGTGGTGGTGGTCCAACCCAGTCAATCATTGCCGCCGCACCCCTGATTACCGTGCAAGCTGAGGTGGTGGATGATGAGTTTGGTAACATCTTTTCCGTCACCGGGCGGGGCTATAATCAATAAATGTGGCTAATGCGACCATTCGAGACTCAACTCTCACTAATCCGGGCAGCACAGGCTCGACCATCACCGTAACCCTCCCTACTCATGCTGCTGGCGATATAATTTACATTTGCATAGGTAACACGGGTAATACGCTCTGGACGGGAAATCCGGCGGGCTGGAATCGTATCCAGCAGGTACAGGTAGGCACAACCACCAATGGCTTACTGGGCACGTGGTTCTGGCGATTGGTTTTGTCCGGTGACTCCTTACCGCTGGCGAATCCGGTCTTTACTCTTGGGGCCACAGTTAGCCGGATGGCAATTGCGCGTTCCATTCAGGGCGCTGATACTGAGGGTCCGTTTGCGCTCGGCGAATGGACGGCACGTAACTACACCACGGGCACGGCTAATCCCGTGCGGCCCGGCACGATCACGACGCTTGCACCCGAGTCTCTTGTCTTGCATGACTATCTCTCGCGAGCGGCAACCAACGCTCCCGATCCATCTGGTTACACTCAGGATGAGGAAATCATTATCAGTGGCACACTGGTTGGTAATGGTAGTCAGAAGGTAGTAGCAGATCAGCAAACCGCTCTCACTAATCAGGACGCCTCACCTGCCTCCGGAGTGCGCTGGGCCGCAGGGATTATTGCTGTCCCTTCCCCAAGCTATCCTTACTATCGCGCCTCAAGCTCGGCAACAACAGCTAGTGGTACAAATGTCACCCCAGCTTTACCTACAGGTTCAACTGCCAGTGACGTTAACGGTCGTAAAGATGTCTTGATTGCCACGCTTGAAGGGGCAGGCTCAACCACTCTTTCAATGACGGACAGTGCCTGGAACGAGATTACGGGATTCACAAACACCACCAGTGGCGGAGGTAGTTCGGTCAAGAAGTTTTGGGCCTACATGAGTGGGACTCTGAATCGCCAGTGTAATCGCACCGGAACAGGAGAGTTAAGCGCTTATATCAACACTTATCACAACTGTCACCAGACTGCCCCGGTAGGTGCGGTAAATAACGCCCAAGTCGCCTCTTCAACTACTTCAACATGGAACGCCCTCAGTCGTACCAATACAAAAGTTGCGATGAATGCTACTTGTATAGCGGATGCTCTGCCGTCGTTCACCGCCCCCTCAGGTTGGACCGAGCGCATGGACGGTTTGGGTATGACCTGTGCCGATCAGCCGTTTAACGCCACTGGCTCAACCACCTCGGCGGCTTTCACTCTCTCGACTGCGAGTCCGACACTGGTAGGTCTGATTGAGTTGGTAGGGGCTGCGAGCGTGGCCCTGCCTGTGGATCTGGTGGTGAATAACGGGGCGCATGCCCAGACAGCGGCGAATGCAGTTCTGACTCAGGTGCATGTTTTAGCGGTAGCGAATGCGGCTCATGCTCACACGGCAGAGAATCTGACGGTAACGACTACAGAAGTTATTGCACCTAAACCAGCCAACTATCGCAGGTTTCGCGCGGATAGCAACCTGTCGGTATGGACCGAGTAAATGGCCCAGCGTAACTATTTAATCAGCACTACAGGGATTTCCACTACCGCATCCGGCACTACTATCGGCTCAGGAAATACGCAATCCTCCACCTTTGTAGTAGCACAGACGCTGGTGCGAACCGGGATTAATGCGGGTGAGTTTTTAAGTGGCTCACAGGCATGGGCTATCCATTACGTTGTTTCAGCCATGTCTACCCCGTATGAGATGCGGCTGAAGGCGCAGCGGCGTAATTCGTCCGGCACTATGCAGGCTGAGTCAGGTTTTGGCACGACTCGATCGGCAACCGGAACTTATGACGATAGCCTGACCGCCGATCTCGGCACGTGGGCTGCTAACGATCAACTCGCCGTCGTCTGGGAACACCGCCGACCTTCGGGCACAGGTAACAAGTCAGCCACGATAGATGCGAATGGCTCTTCATACATTGATGCGCCAGCAGTCGTCAACACTTCGCTGACGGTCAATAACGCAAGTCATACCCATTCAGCGGGGAATGTGGTTCTAACGCAGGTGCATAGTCTTGTAACGGCAAATGCCAGCCACGCTCAGACCAGTGATAGTCCGGCTTTAACATCGATCGAAGCTGTACGTAAGCCTGCTAATTATCTTAGATTTAGGGCAGATGGAAATCTCTCAGTATGGAGTGAGTAGATGAGTGCCTTTCTTTCCGCGACCTTTACAGTTGGTACTGACACGGTGTTGGGCTCGTACACCGCTGAGATAGGTGGGCCGTTTACGCTTCATCCGTCATACACTGGCTCAGTACTAGTCAACGCTTCACTCGATCGTGCTTATCTCAACTCAGCTGCGACTGCGGCTTACTATGATAACGGCACATCACCGGGCGCAGACTACGAGGTGCAGCTTGACTTCTTTAGGCTTACCCAGATAGCGACGAATGTAAGCCTGATTCTGGCGTTGGATACAAGCGCGGATACGGGCATCTTATTGCGACTCAACGACACAGGCGCAGCGGTGCAATGGGAAGTAATCGATCGGGTAGCCGGATCGAATACGATCCTGAACGGTGGCGCAGCAGTAAGTGGCTCCCACATTCCGAGTCTCGGAGGGGCGGGAGTCACGGCGAAACTCGTTCGTACCGGAACCTCTATTACAGTCTTCTTTGATGGTGTACAGGATACCGCCTTGAACTGCACGACCGGGATAACCGCTATCGGGAAGGCGGGTATCAGGTGTTCAGGGCAGGGATCGTCCACGACGGGAATTCAGATTGACAACCTTTCGGCCACCGGATCGACCGTAGCGCAGGGAAGTATTTCGTTTAGGCCAAATAAATTAAGGCCGCGCATTTTTGCGCCGGGACACCCGCGATGAGTATCAACGCTTTCACTTTTAATCTCCAGCACGGCGAAGGCACTGATGGCGCTACGAATTACCAACGTCAAATTACCGCAATGGCTGGGGCGGATTTGATTGCTGTGCAGGAGCGTAGTGATCCCGACACAGGCTGGGACACGCCGATGTCGAATGCCGGATTGGCCCAAGCAATTTATCAGCCAAATCAAATTGGCGGTGGTGACGGAAACGCGATCTGGTACAAGTCGGGTACGGTTACAGTTTTACAAACATGGGCTGTGCAGTTGTCGGTCGGTGCCCAGACAGGTTGGAGTGGTACGAACGTAGACAAGTGCGCGGTGATCGCCAAGGTACAGGCTGAAGGGCAGAAGTTCTACTTTGTCGGCACGCATCTGTGTCAGGCGGCGGGGGCTGATTCCAACGGCGCGATTACTTCCACTATCCGCGAGAATCAGATTAAGACGTTACTAGAATTCATCGATCACAATCTCTTTGGCTTGGATATACTGACAGCGGCTGACTTCAACTATGGCATCCCTAACTATCAACTGAACGGCGGTGGATTACAGGAGGATCTCTTCGAGCGAGCGGGCTTTGTTGACCAGTGGCGGGAAGGGATAGCACGAGGAGTCGCCACTGTTCCGTGGGCCAATCTTGACAGCACAGGCGGCGCTGATATGGTTGTCGGTGAGTCGATCATCACCCACGACACGCGCTGGATTGATAGCTTGAAGAAACGCACCGTGAATCACGCGCTCACGTTAACAGGAATCAGGGTTCAAGATATGCGTGTAACCTGTTCGACTTCGCTGACAGGCTCACCGCTGCGTTGTCCTGATGTTTCTGATCCTAATCTAACAGGTACGGTACTGGACTATGGAGTAAGACCCACGGATCATAATCCAATGGATGCGACTTTCAGCGTGAACCAAACAGCAGCCGCTCCGGTGAAACGTACAACCTATTCGTGGATGCCTAATGTGAGTTTATGAGTTTCCCCTCGCTTCGCTCCGGCTCGTTAAATCCGCTCGCTACTGGCGCGGCGGTAGTTATCGATCTGGTCGTTCAGAATGCGACTCACACTCAGACGGCAGAATCCCCAGCCTTAACTCAAGTCCATTCTTTAGCGGTTAATAACGCTGCGCACGCTCACACTGCGCAGAATATCGTCCTGACTCAGGCTCACGTGTTAGTAGTTGCAGACGCAAGTCACACGCACACGGCCCAATCGCCGACACTTACTCAGGTTCATAACCTCACAGTACAGAATGCCACCCACGCCCACTCGGCAGGTAACATAACTCTCACGCAGGCACATCAGTTAAGTGTCAACAGCGCCGCACACGGGCACTCCGCGGCTAATGTTTCAGTTACTCAAGCACATATACTGGTAGTTGCTGACGCCGTCCATTCTCATTCCGCTCAGTCGCCCACACTTACACAGGTTCATGGTCTAGCGGTTCAGGGCGCATCACATTCTCACTCAGCCCAAAGTCCCGTGCTTACACAAGTACACTCGCTGGTGGTAAACAACGCCAGCCATGCTCATGCCGCGGCCAACATTGCTCTGGCTCAGGTACACGAGTTGGTGGTCCAGTCAGCCGCACATGCCCATACAGCGGGAAACGTTGCGCTCGATCAGGCGGCGAATCTCGTGGTGCAGAACGCCAGCCATGCACACAACGCCGGGGGTTTAGTGTTAACTCAAGTACATGTGCTGGTAGTGAATCCCGCAAGCCACACTCACTCAGCGGATAACGTGACACTAACGCAGGCACATCAACTATCCGTTAACGAAACCACGCACAGCCATATAGCGCAATCTCTTACTCTTACACAAGTACACAGTCTCACAGTTCAAGACGCAGTTCACGCTCAGGCCGCGGATAGTTTTGCCTTGGGAGGCGAAGGGGATCTTGCGGTCAACAACAGCGTTCACGGTCATTCAGCGCAGAGCCCCGTTCTTACACAGGCGCATGAACTGGCAGTCAGTAACGCCAGCCATGCTCACGTGGCTGATAACGCGGTGATCACGGTCAATACTTCGCTACAGGTTCAGGACACAACTCATGCGCTCGTATCCGACTCGCCAACGTTGACGGGTGTGCACATCTTGACCGTCTCAAGTGGTACTCACGCCCACTTGGCTGAGAGTCTACTACTGGGCATTCCCGGTCAACTGGAACCGCGGGCAGGTGTTCACGCGCACACGGCTGAGAGTCCGAATCTGACTCAGGTTCACGAGCTGGTTGTGCAGGGCGCTTCGCACGGCCATACAGCCAACGCACCGGAATTGAATCAGACGCATGTGCTCAGTATTAGCAGTGGAATCCACGGCTTAACGAGCAGCTCTCCAACCTGTACGCAAGCCCATGTTCTGAGAATTCAAGGCGCAACTCATCCTCACACCGCGGAGAACGTCAGGTTTGCAAGAAAATTGCGCACCATAAAGACAGAGACACGTGTTACTATTTCCGACACAGGCACGGGGAGCTTTACTTTAATCACGAGCAGGCAACATTAAGGTGGCCGATATCACCATCAAGCGTGGCAATCTTTCACCGAGCATCATTATGATCGCGCGGGACGCAATTGGCCCGGCAGATTTAGAAGGCGTGACGGCGGTGTTTCGCATGGTGAATGTACTTAATGGCGTGGCTAAGGTAGACGATGAAACCGCCACGCCAGCACCAGGAATTGCGTTCACTGCCAGTGGGGCCACGTTGACCGCCGTCGATCACCCACTCAATGACGGTGAATCAGTAACGTTAACTACGACGGGTAATCTGCCCGGCAACCTCTCAACGCAGAAGGAGTACTTTGTAGTCAACTCGACTCATGACGAGCTTAGCCTTGCACTCGTACAGGGCGGTTCGCCGATTGTTACCGCCAATGCCGGAACGGGGACACATACGCTACTGAGTGGGCGCGTCACCTACGACTGGCAGACAGGCGACACTGATACGGCGGGAACATACTACGGTGAGATTCGGACGATGTTGAGTGGGAAGTTGTTGAGCTATCCGAATACGAGACAGTTATTGATTGAGGTGATTTCAGATCTTGGTTGATCCGCTACAGAGCCCAATAGTATCCGGTGGCATCATGCTACTACTGACGGGAAGCTTGATTGCCCTATGCCGCAAGTTACCGATCTACCTTTGGAAGTGGCTTGTGCGTCGTATTACAATCGTTGTTGATGTTTCAAATGACGATCCGCTATTCGCTTGGCTTTCCCTGTGGCTTGCAGAACACCCTTATAGCCTAAAAGCACGTGCGTTAACGGCCACATCTGAGCGGGATGACTATGGCCGGACGATGGTCGGTCCTACCCATGATGCTGGCGAACTGCCGCAGGTATTGTTAACCCCCGCTCCCGGCAATCATCTGCTCTGGTACAAGCGTCGCCTTGTTTGGCTATCGCGGGAACGTAAAGAAACGTCTCCGGGTAAAGAAGATTCCTTTGTGAGTCTCTGGAAACGCGAAGTCTTTACGCTTCGAGTGATCGGGCGTAGCCAGCAAGCCGCCAAGTCTCTACTCCAAGACGCGCGTGCCGTTGCGCTCAATCGCCGCTCTCGCAAAGTCGAAGTGTTTTCGGCGAGCTATGACTATTGGCAGAGAATTGATGAACGCGATCCTCGCCCTCTTTCAAGCGTATTCCTTCCTGATAACTGCGCGGAATTGGTTACGTCCGACATTGAAGCGTTCTTTGCGAATCAATACTGGTACACGGAGCGTGGCATTCCGTGGCAGCGTCGTTATCTTTTTCACGGTGTACCCGGCTCAGGTAAGACATCACTTATAGTTGCCCTTGCGGGTCACTTTCGGATGAATCTCTACATTCTCAACCTTGGCAGTCCGTACCTGACGGATGACTCGCTGATGAATCTCCTGTCAAAGGTTCCTGCCCGCAGCTTTACGTTACTTGAGGATATTGACGCCGCATTTAACCGCCGAGCGAAATCAGATGACGCTAAAAATAAACTGACGTTCAGTGGGCTACTGAATGCTATTGACGGTGCTGCATCAAAGGACGGGTCAATGATCTTTATGACGACTAACCATAAGGATCAACTGGATCCAGCACTCACCCGCGCTGGACGTGCAGATATGCACGTAGAGTTCTATGCGGCCACCGCAGAACAGGCGAACCGGATGTTTCTCGCGTTCTTTCCTGATGCTCAAGGTGCAGACAGCTTTGGTGATAGAGTCACCGCGCTGGGAATGAGCATGTGTGACGTGCAGAACCATTTAATTGATCACAAGGACTCTTGTGTTCGCGCGCTCAACAGTTTAGTTAAGGCCGCATAAAAGGAGAGACAGCAATGCCAAACGTAATCGAACTTGAAGATCAAGAGCAGTGTTCATATTGCAAAGAGTGGTATCTGAAACCTGTCAGCTATCACCACACTACTGAAGAGTGCGCGAGGCTTGACGCCGCACTGAAAGAGGACCAGAAGCCTTGCACCGTAAACCCAGATGGGAGCGTGACATGGTAGGCGGAATGGTAATTACCACAATCGAGGACGGAGATCGTATCTACGTTAACTGTCGGGAACTACTTACCCACAGAGGACGCCCGCAGACATGCGCGATCTACGTTGATCGTAACTCGGACTCAGTGCAGATTCGACCCGGCGATAAGATCTGGTGGCAAGGTAATCGAGTAATGTGGACGCCTATAGATCGACGTGTAATTGAGAAAGAGATTCCTCGTCGAAGTTATTCGGGCGTTTCTTCTCCGCTTGCTAGGAAGCACCTCTAAATGTCTGACGCAACTGACAGAATAGTAGCAATCAAAGCCGTCTCTGATCTAATTCAGCCTGACGTAGCCCCGACCCTTACAATGGGCGAAGTCGAGCTGGAAGTTGACCGCGCGAAGCTTGCTAACTCATGGACCATCAATACGAATTATAGCGCTGGAAGTGTGATCGTGGTTGGTAACGGGCATGCGTATCAGGTTGAGCAGGCAGGTACTTCACAGGCGACTGTGGTTAACGTGAACGACTGGCCCATATATACAGGTTCGTTAATCGGAGATGGTACCAGTAACCCGCAGCTACGCTGGCGTGAAATCGGCACAGCGATGTTCAATCCTCGCATTGCAGGCGCGGAGTATAACGTCTACGATATAGAACGGGCCGCTAAAGCGCTAGCAAGGATTAAGATGGTTCGTTGCGCTCAATTCATCCAGGATGGAGACGTGAGTTTTCAGCAAATGTACGATCACTGGAAAGAACAGTGGCAATACTTCAGGCCGTTTCAACGGCAGATTGAGTTGGTGAGGTGCTGATTATGTCAGAAGAATACATAAAACTATCGATGACGCAGGAACAGGGCTGTGCAAATCCGTACTCAACCGGAGGATTGATACCACATCCCCGATCAATGACCACCTTCCCGTTAAACGGAGAAACATATTCCGTCATTGTAGATAAAACCACACATCGAATCCGCTTTCAGGATGAAACGGAGTCGGGTGTTGTGATCGTCATTGAACCTAAGACGTAATGGATCGATTAACCGCACAGGGTAAAGCCTTCTCCGCCGCACAAGGTGCGATGTACACGGATCGCTGTACTGTCCGGCGCATCTCCAAAGTAAAAGGACCGGATATGGGAAATTCGAATAGCGAGACGATTCTCGCGTCCAATGTTCCCTGTCGAATCAGCCCGTCGAGTGCGAATGAGCGAATGGTTGCCGGAGCTGTTGAGGGTGTCGCGAGTTTCACGGTCAGACTTCCGTTCTGGCAGGGCGATCACCCGATCACGGTAGGCTCAACTTGTCTTCTTGATATTCATGCTCGTGAAGAAACACCAGCACAAACGCTAGCCGTGATCGCTCCGCTGCCGGGGTCTTCCACGAAGATCGATATGGTGGCGATCAGGCAGTCGTAGAACCCCTCAGTAAAATAGTTTTCAACATTTCACAATCCAGTAGTAGAATAGCAATCGCAACAATTTCGTTAAGACTCGAAAGGATGGAAGCTTAGCGAGTCTTAGGGCTGCCAGCGGGATCAAGGTTGGCTTCTCTCCTAGCTTGCAGTCTATCTACAGCACGGACATGGAATTCATAGACCACAGCAAAGAAGTCCGGCAACAAATCCAGCAACGTCTTGTCGCGGGGCTGAACCGTGGCAACGAGTTCCTAATTACAGAGGCTCAGGGTGCAGCGCCCGTGAAATCGGGCGAGCTACGAGACAGCACTGAAGTTGTACAGGAGGCTTCAGAGAGCAGCCCGTCAGCTATCGGGGCCTCGAAAGCGCCTTATGCTCACTTGGTAAATCGTCACAATACTCCCTTCTGGACACAGGCATGGATCAGGATGAAGGCGCAGTTTGGTGAGTTCTTTAAGTAATGGCTGACTTGTTTAATCTCATCAGTACAAGATTAACCGCCGACACCGCTTCAGGCGGCATGAACGAGCCCGACAACGGCGCAACGGCAGGCTTTCATCGCGGGAAGGCTCCTGAGAACGCTGGTTACGATCGCGTAATCATCAAAGACGTAACAGGCTTGCCAGTGCGCACCTTTGAAGCGCCGATTGGGTTACGTGAATTCGTACAATTCATGGTCTATACAATCGATCCCATCAACGGCGGGGAAACAGGGACAGCCAAGTGCGCACGCCTCGTCAAGCGTCTTATCTCACTGTTTGAGGCTCAGGACGAAGCGATAGGCGACCCTTCCCTGCGAGGCTGTTTCCTTGATCGTAAACTGGCAATGGATACAGAGACAGACTCAAGTGGGAGAGATATCTACAGCGCGGGCTGCATATTTGCATTCTGGACGGAGTGAAAGAGATGAACAAACCAACCTATCAGGCGGTAGTAGATCTAACTTTCGAGGGGTTTAATCCGCCACTGCGTGTTGAGACAGGCAAGTCAATACCAGACAAAGTACCCCGCTCTGAGTTGGCGCAACTACTCTCTGACGGTCACATTCGCGAGGTTACGCCAGCAGCGATCAAGGAAAGTGAGGACGATAAATGAACGGCGCAACACTTAGTAATAAATCCCGTGTCATGGCGGACCAGTATGATATTTCCCAATTCCTTACAAAGATGACCCCTCAGCGCATGCGCGATATGGCGGATTGTTCAACTCTTGCTAGTGATTCCCATGAATATACGCCCGTGCTGCGCGGCGGATCGTTCATCCTCGAAGGTCTTTATCGTTCGAATGCTATTGTCGGCACCTCGCTGCATGACATTTTTGCGGCCTTGCCGGATCAGCAAATTATCGTAACGGGTTATCCCGAGACGCGGGTGGTGGGAAAGCCTGCGATGATGATGTATGCGGACGCCCTGAAGTACGACTTAGATTGCGTGGTATCCGACCTTGTAAAGGCACGTATTGAATGTACGTCGCAAAAGTGGGCCACTGAAATTGGTGTCTCGCTTCACGATCTAACGGCGGAGACGGGCACAGGCAACGGTACAAGCACAGACAACGGCGTAGCCACGACTAACGGCGGTGTCGGGGTACTACATTGCACTGCAATTGCAGGTACGGCCCCGTCAGTGGTAGTACGAATCGAGCACAGCACCAATAACTCAACGTGGGCCACGCTGCTGACGTTTACAGCGGCGGCGACGGCGACGAAGCAGCGGATCGAGGTGGCCGCTAACACGACGGTTAATCGGTGGTTACGGGAAGTACACACTTTTGGCGGAACGACTTCGTCAATAACTTTTAACTCAGCTTTCGCAAGGAGATAAAAACATGAATGGGGCAATAGTAGGTAAGGCGAAATTCAAACTTCACAACGCTTCCGCGGTGTTGACAGACCTCTCGGATTGGCTTGTAAAAATCTCGGCCCCCAACGCGCGGGACATGCTTAACAGTGACACATTTGACGGTTCCGGCTCGCATGGGTTCACGCCCGGACTGAGGGGCGGGCAAGAATTTACGGCGGAGTTTCTCTGGCACACGACCCCATTTGCTGTCTTATCCGGTGTTGATGCTCTGGATAACACCTCGTTGCTTTACGAAACATCCCCGGAGGGTACGGCTTCTGGTAAGCCTAAACTATCTGGACAATGTTACCTAAAGGCTTTTAACCCTGACGCCAGCGTGGGAGCTATTGCTACCATGACGGCGACCTTTCAGCAGACAGGCGCACAAACGTGGGGCACTAATTAACTCTTAGCCGGAGAGCCAACAAACAATGAGTGAAGTAGAGACTGCGCCCAGCAATGGTCACGCGGAAACCTTTAGCGTCGGGGCGATACTGGATCTGGCAGTGCCGTTTGAGTTTCCTTTCGAGGGGCAGGTGCTTAAAGGTCGCTGGTACAAGTACAAGACCACCACACGAGAGTACATCAAGGCGCGGGTTACTGAGCGCAACGATCAATTAACTCGTTATCGAGACCTGCAAACACAAATTGAAACGTTAGCAGATGACGATACCCGCATCGTCGCCATGACCGCGGAGTGTGAGCAATTGGAAGAGGCGGTCCAGCGAACCAACTATAGCTGGCTGACGGATGCGATTATCGAGTGGAATGCCGTAGGCCGTGACCAGCGACTCATTCCGATTACGGCAGCGTCATTTGCTGAGATTCCGGTTCCGTTTCTGGTAGCACTGGACCAGTTTCTGGTCGATTCAAGGACGGACAAAAACCCTACCTCGTCGGGCTCGTAGAATTCCTGTTATCAAAAGGCGAGTCCGGCGAATGTCCCGACTTCTATTATCCATTCAAACAGGCTCAGGGAGTAGCACAGCTAATGAATTGCTCGGTTCAGGAAGCTTACAAGCTAGCTAAAGATGAGCCTGAGACATTCGAGCATGTGCTGCTGATCGCGCGGGCGGAAAACATTGTCGAGACACAGTTAAGGAAAGAGCACGCACGTGGCTAACGAGACTTTCGAACTGTATAGCCTTACCAGCAAGCTAACGCTGGATACCTCGCAGTTTGACCGCGCGTATGGCGAGGCGCAGAAAAAGATTCGTGCCGCGCCCGGTGATCTAAAAAAGCTGGAATCCGCTACCAAAGGCGCGGGTTCGTCAATCAGCAAGGACCTGGGTGGGGCGCTGGCCCAGATTGCCCCACAGCTCACAGTACTGACCACCGCAGGTGCAGTAGGACTGGTAGTAGCGGGGATGGGCTTACTCTCCGCGGCTGTAACCAGTGCTGCCTCAGAAATATGGTCGCTGGCGAATACTGCCGCCGACGCAGGCGGTGAAGTTTTCGATCTTACCCAGAAGGTTAACTTCAGCGCCGAGACTATCAGCGGTTTAGGGCAGGCGGGCAAGCGGGCAGGAGTAGATTTTCAGTCCTTCAACGCGTCGTTGGGAATCTTCGACAAGACGATGGAGAAGGCAAAAGACGGCACCAAAGAGACGGTTGCTGTTTTCAAGGAACTGGGAATTACCTCGCGTGATAATGAGACCGCGCTACGCCAGGCGTTTACAGGCTTAAATGATTTAGGTTCCAGCGGGCGTCAAACTGCTCTTGCCATGCAGTTATTCGGCAAGTCCGGCAGGGATGTATTAGCAGTAATCAAAGAGACCAACGGCGACATCGATACGGCCATCGAGCACTATCGACGGCTTGGCACTGTTATCAGCACCGAGGATGCGGCGGCGGCGGATGCCTTTGGAGACTCACTTACCCAACTCAGAGAACAGCTAAAGGGCGTTGAGCGCCAGTTGGGGCAAAACACACTGCCCACCTTCACCGCCTTTTTTGACGAAATCAGCAAGCAAATCGAAGGCGATCAGGATAGATGGTATAGCTGGTCCAACACAATCAATACAGTCACAACAATTGCACTCGGATCGTTCCTCGGGTTGGAAAGGGGCATTCGCGCCGCCTTTGCCCGGATTGAGATGGGCCGCTGGGCCGAGTTAATGAAGCTTCCTTTCCAGTTAGGTAAGTACTCGTTTGAGGAGACTAAAACCCTCCAGCAACGTGCGCAGATGATGTCAGAGAGCGGGGGCGTAACCGGGCAGGCTGACAAAGTACTGCGAGGCTTACGGAGTTCTGGCGGGGGTTACAGTCCTAAAGGTGGCGGCGGCGGGGGAGGCGGAAAAACTGAACGTGATCCACTCGACAGCCTGCGCGCCTCGCTGGTTAGTCTCAACGCCGAATACAGAAAGTACAACGCCGAACTATTAGGCTCTGCTAACGCCACTTCACTAGCCGCCGAGAAGGAAAAGATTCTTGCTCATTTAATGACGAGCCTGAAGAGCGAAGTAAAAGAGAAGATCTCAGGGATGCGTGACGTGGACGAGGCTATCAATGCATCAATCAGCGCACTCCCCAAGAAGTCTCAGGAAGCAGCGCGCGCGCTTGTGGAACAAGCGGAAGCCCAAGCCAAACTCAATCTGGAACGAAAGAATGCGGTCGATGTCGATAAGCGCGCTAGTGACTTATCGCAGGGCTGGCGACAGGAAATGGACCGGGCACGGGGCGGGGTGGACCAGTATGCAGCAGCGATTCAGGATCTGGAAAAAGAGTTTGCTAAGTACGGGGCCACGCTGGATAGTGGTACGAGAGCAGAACTACAACAGCTTGCCGTAATGCGACGGGAACTGGAGATGGTTCTTTCGCTGACAAGGGCCCGTGAGGTACTGCGCACTACCCGCGAACGAGCCGTTACCCGAGAAGGAAAGGAACGTCCACCGTGGATTGATCTCGGTGGCGGTTCTACGGTCGGCGGTGAACCGGGTACCACTGAACGGCCACGAGTCGCCACGGTGGAGGAGCAGGTACGTCGTGAGCGGGCGGCTATCTTACGCGAACAGATGGACCAACTGGCTTCCGATTTAACCTTCACGATTGACGATGCAATCACGGAAGGATTTCGCAAAGGGGTCAAGGCGGGAGTGATTGAGTTTGGGTTAGGGATTCTGGAAATGGCTCGTCACGAAGCCTTGCAGGCACTCGAAAGAGCGATCAGCAAAGCCCTCGGCGGCAGTGGTGGTCAGGGGCAGGGGAGTAGTGGAGGGGGCTTGTGGTCTACGATCTTCAATTTCGGCATGAAAGCGGTAGGGGCGCTGATTGGTGGAGGTAGCGGATCAAGTGGGGGATTAGGTTCCGCCCTGGGAAGCAGCATTGGCGGACATGCGGGTGGGGGATACATGCCGCCTGATTCGTGGAGTTGGGTGGGTGAGCGTGGACCAGAGTTGGTTAAGGCAGGTCCACGCGGAGCCTCGGTTATGCCCAGTGGCGAATCGACGGCGTTTGCGGGTAGTCACATGAC